ATGGCAAAGTCTTCAGTAGCCCTTGTTCTCCAGGAACACAAGACAAACAAAAACGGACTGCATCCAATTTACTTACGCATCACTGTTGATGGCAAGCGCAACTACCTGGCCACTGGCAAGTATTGTTCAGCTCGCATGTGGGATGCAAGGAACGAATGTCTTCGGGACGCAAGCGATCATGCAAAACTCATCAACTCGGATCTGGATTTGATCAAGGCCGATGCTTTGAAAAAAATTGTTGATGATCGTGTGGCCGGAAAGCTGGTTACTTCAGTTTCTGTTAAGCGGGCTGCTGCAGCTCCCGGAAAAGGAGGGAAGGATTTCTTTCAATTCGCAGAAAAATTCATTGCAGCCAGTAAGGCTCGGAAGAACGACAGAACCATTGTTAACTATGTCTCCCATACCAAACACTTCAATTCTTTTATCAAAGGTCCGATAGCTTTTGAAGAAATAACACCGGAGCTGCTTGGAAAATATGAAGCTCATCTTCGGGCAGCTGAGATGTCGGACGGTTACACTCGTATACTATTAAGGCATATCAGAACGGTTTTCAATGCGGCCAAAAAAGAGGGCGCGACTGATTACTACCCATTCAATAATTTTTCACTTCCGGAGGAGAATTCCAGGCCGAAGGAATTCCTGTCTCACGAAGAGGTCAGGAAGATTGAAAAACATCTGAAGCATCTGTCTGGAGCGTCCCTTTCGTCAGCCCTCTACTTTTTGCTGGGCTGTTACACCGGCCTTCGCGTATCGGACTGGAAAACGTTTGATCAGGACGAAGCTGTGCGGGACGGCTGGGTAAGGACGGTAGCCAGGAAAAACAAAACCTGGGTTACGATGCCGGTACCGCCCGGACTCTCCCGGATATTGCCCTTGTTGGCTGAAAATTCATGCATCCAGTATGAGCAACAGATAAACGAATCACTTGGCCGGATCCTACCTGAAATAGGCATTACCCGGCACATTACCACTCACTGCGCGCGGCACACTTTCGCCGTGACGATGTGTGCTGAGCGAGGAATAAGTTGTGAAGTCTGCGCTGAACTGATGGGTATTACTGTCCAAGTTTGCTCTGAAACCTACTATAAGGTAACAAATGTCAAGATCGAAAAGGAAGTTAAGAAGGCTTGGAAAGGACTTTGAATATTTTACTTCTTCATTGATTACTTCGTAGGAAGACGAAATTTACCCTCCAATGGCATCCATCCATGGCCAGCAAAGAGATCATTAACAGTTCTCGGACGCCCATGCGTAGAGTTCGTCCATTGAAATTCCCATGGAACGACATGAAGTTTTTAAATGCAGTGCGGGCACATCTTTGTCGGCCTTTCGAACCACAATAGTTCTATAACCAGGTTTGGTATAGCTGGAATGACTGGCCCTTGTCCTGTCATATTTGAATCCATGTAATTGTAAAAAAGCCAACCAGCAAGAAGTTGGAATCGGTTTATAGGCCATCAGGCAACAAGTGTAAGGCTTCCAACGGTATTTTCTTCTGCATTAAAGTTTTTCAGAACTCCTTTGACGTCGACAAGCATTTTCGAGTATTGCTTGTGAAAGATTTTATTTTCTTTCCAACCTAGATCCCGTAGTTCGCGTTCAAACTGTTTTTTAGGAAGATTAACCAAATGAAAAAAGCAGTCGTTAATAGAATCAATGACCATTGCCTGGGCTTCCTGATCGTCGGTGCCATAGCCTGTAACCTCCAACGATGGAACATAGAAAACTTTCTGTTGTGTATCCTTATCCTTGAAGAAAAAGACTTTCAGTTTTGCTTTGACTAATTTTGTACTATAATTTATAGAAAGAGATTCGTGATCGATTTGCTCACCCGTAATATTTAGGTGCATTTGTGCCATAGTCAAAGTTGAGTTGCATTGCAAATTAAATAGAATAATTTCAATTATCATACAAGCTACTGTTAAATGCTGATAATCAAAGTGTTGAATATTGTTTATGACAATCCAATGTCATAAAATTGTCAACATGATGGTGATTAGCTGGTGTATTTTTGGTGACTTATTAGGGATAATCTGGTGATTTTAAGGACTCACTTTTCTTTGAGGACGATTACTTTAAAGATTTCCCAGGCCAAAACCAAAATTGATATCCCAATAGCAATTTTTGAAAGCCTTCTGGTCGACCGGTTCTCTTCCGGCAGATCTAGGAGCTGCTGGATCTGGAGATCCGTCAACTGCAGCTGGCGGTGGGCATGGATTTCTTGTAATTGTTTTTGTTTCTCCAATTCAGCTGCTTGAGCCTGATAGCCACCTTTAGCAATGAAGCCCTCTCCTCTAATTGTTGCTTTGTAAACTCTCCCTATTTGGTTTCTAGAAACCTCCATAATATATCCATCCGCCATTAGAACGGCGGCCAGCGGTAAAAACTGATTGTCAGGACCATGGTATTCGATTGACCAAACACCATCTGTAATCGTTTGACCAAGGAAATGGTCCTTATTTTCTGGAGTGAGCATCGATTAAGATTTAGGAAAAGAACTTAATATTAAGCGAGTACCATTCCTGGTGTTTCACCAGTTGCCTGTTGCTCTCGATCCAGCGCTTGGCCGTGGTTGGGATCATGGAGAAGTACCTCACGAACGGTTTCTCCTTCTTAAGCCCCAATAAATAGTCAAGCATAAGGTCCCGGGTTTTTTCATCTTCCAGAATCGGAAGTGCGATACATCGACATCCCTCGTGCCACCCGCCGAGGTAAGTAAACTCCTTCGGGTAGATTCCCTGCAGGTGCCGGCAGATCTGACAATTCATGTCCTGTTTGTTCGAAAGTCTTATCTCATAACCGATCACGAACCACTGGTCACGCCACCTGGCCATGTCATTTAAGGAGTAGAATTTGTTGATTGGATCTAACGCCATATCAAAGAAAGTGGTCAGATAGCTTGTTTAGTAGATCCGAGCAACAATCTGCGAAGGCTTTCTGTTGAGCTTTTTTGCCGTTGGACGTTCCCAAAGCATTTCCGGACTTTCGTTCCGCAGTGGCCATGTCGCTGAATATTCGGATCGTCCCATTCCTTTTATCAGCTGTCTTCACACTGATTTGGCTTTTGCCATTCCAAACTCCAGTATAGAATTCTGTATTATATTCTTCCAGGGTAATTGCCAGCATGATATCAGCTGATGTTGAGTCAGTGAAAGTTGCATTCGGCCAAGCTGATTTCAAGAAATTGGTAAGTATCACTTGATATTCTGAAGAAGAACATTCACCCTTAACTTTTCCAGAAAATACTCTTCCATCTGTAAATGATACCGAAATTTTAGCAACCGGAAGAGTTGTCCTGGGCGATGCCGTAATTGGATCTGGACACCACATATATGACTTTTGAGCGACAGTATTTAGTGTTATCAAAATCAGAAAAGGCAGGATCAGTACTCTTCTCATTATTTAAGGTTTAATTATAAGAAAGGGTGATTTCACCTATTGAATACAACAAAGTAAACATCTATATTGAACTCCCATCCTAAGAAAGGCACCATTCAGCAGACGTCATCAAACCCTAAACTATGCCTTTCATTCCTTGTCCTGGATGCCGCTACCCTGGCAGATGCCCGTTCATATCTTATCCGCTGCCAGATCGAGTAAGATTCTGCTTATTTGCTCCAGCTCGTTCTGTACAGCCTTCGGATCTCCCTTCGCACGAACAATTGCCTCGTGTTGAACGTGGGCCCGCAACCACCTATGTGTGTCCTGGTGGCCTTCGATCAGTTTGGCTAAACTAGGGCCAAACGATTCCAACACACGTTGTTTATTCGCATTCTCCTGCTCGAGAAGCTGAATATATTTAGCTTGCCAATCAGTTGATTTGCTTTCATCAGCCGGGCCACCCACACCAGGAGAGATATTGAATTTATTATAGAACTTTTCTAGAAAGCTGGGGGCCAGTGGGATCTTGCCGTTAATATAACTGCTCACATTTCCCTTGGAAATCACCAATTCGTTCGCAATCGCTGTCACAGGATTCTCTAGATTTAGGTAGGAAACATCCCGCTTAAATTGCTCAAAATCAACCGATTTATAAATGCTCTTGGACATTTGCAACAGCGTTGTAAAAATTGTTCTAAAATATGAGCAAAAATATTTGGAACAGTTCTAGAACTGTTTTTATATTTGTTCTGTCATTAACATGAAACGAATATTAAACGGAAATGACAGGAACACAAGATAGTAATACGACCCAACTCGACAAAGCTTTGGCTACACTGAAGGGACTTCTCATAAATGTAACGGACGAGGATAGGGCCGAGGCCATCAAGGACATGGATATGACGACTCAAACGATCACTCGTTATTTCAAGGGGAAGGGCAGGAACTTGGACACTGCGGTACGATTGATACAGTTCTTCCGGAAACGGATAGAAGACAGGGACAAATTGATATCAGCTTGAGTATCAGAGACTGAAAATGGAAAAATCCGGTTGCACAAGACCGGTAGAAAAACATAGGATTTTTTTGACCCCATAAATGCAACTATGACAACCGAACAGCGCCTGGAGAGAATAGAGAAGAAGCTGGATCAACTGCTGGGCACGGGGAAAAAGGCCAAGTCTTGGGTCAGTGGAAAGGAGCTGGCGAAACTTACAGGCTGGGATAACAACCGGCTGAGGGCAATGCGGGAAATGGGGGCAATACAATTCAAACGATACGGAAAGTCGATTTCATATGATCTCGATTCGATCCCGGAGAAATACCTAAAAGTTCAAGGATAATCTCATGAAAAAATTGATGATGGCAATCGTCCTGGGAATAGTATGCCTGGTACTGAACAGTTGTGGCCCTTGTGGAGGGATCATGGGATATCCAAACGGAAAAAGCTACCTGAAGAAATGAGCACTCTTGGTCGACGCATATTTCACCTGACGCTGCTTCTGCAACACTGCAACCCGGAAATGCGGGAAGGGCTGGAGGATTTAATAACCATGCTTCAAATTGAACGCTATGACCTATGCGATTAACATATCTCCTTACCTGGTAGGACAGCCGAAACATGCTGTTCTCGCTGAGGTGGATCATGTCTTCGGGAAGGCGATGGATATCAAGATCCCGCTGGACTACATCGATTGTCTCGCTGATCCAGTGAAGCTGAGGGAAGATGCGCATGCTGCAGCAATGAACAATTATGCAGAACTGAAGGTGCGTGATATGCTGGCGTCGATCGAAGGTGGAAATGTGATCGCTGATATCATCCGGATGGCGGCCGCTGATCAACGGTATTCGACCGAACTGGTGTTCAGTACCGTGGCAGATATGGCCCGAGACAACTACCCTGTGACAGAACAAATTATTGGATCGGAAACCCTCAAACAAGTTCTTTCATGGAATTCCAAAACGACGTGCACGCCTTGCTGACAATGCTTGGCTTTGTGATAGGATCGACCGTAGCGATCTATGTATCAATGGCAGTAGCGATTGCCTTTATCTACGGGGTGATTGAGTTGATCGTGGTGTTTCGAATTGTGTTCGATTATGTAACCAAAAGGCTTTCGGACTGGTTGGCACCGAGGTACAAAGAGGAGAATGATGGGGATTGGTTCGTTGAAAACTCCAGGCTATGAATGAGATATTGGCTTTTGCAGTGATTGTGTTAGGCTGGTATGTAATCACAAGTAACGATGACGATAAATTATTACCAGGTTAAGGTTTTGAAGTTTTTCTATGGTTTAGGGTTTAGGGGTTAAAACGCCCGTGATTTCCATCCGGGCTCCTTTTTAAAATCTGTGGCTTGACGGTGAGCCTATCATCGTTGCAGTTCTTTCCATCGGTTTTTTGTTAAACGAGCATGACGGCCTTGCATGTGGCCGTCATACGGACAGGTAACTCAGTTGGTAGAGTGCCAGACTGAAAATCTGGTGGTCACTGGTTCGAATCCGGTCTTGTCCGCGAACGGAGCACCTCAGTCCGATCACTGAGGTAAGCGAGGGAAGGCGCTGAAAACTTTAAGTGCAGTTAAGAACAGCGCCCCCTTGCTTTCACAAAGCAAATCAAAGTAAAATGGCTGTTTCACTTCCAGCAAATTTCACTACAGTGAACATAAAGTTTTCAAAGTTCCTGCACCAGCAGTTCAAACTCAAATGCAAAATGGAGAAAACAACAATGACCCGGCGCCTACGGGAGCTGATTCAACAGGATCTGAAAAGGGCGTAATAAAAAATGCCCTGCGCTAACAGGGCAAAAAAAACAAAAAGAAAAAACAAAAGTATGGGAATCTTAGACATCAGACCAGCAAAAAGAGGCGGCAGCAAAGCCATCATTGGCATTGCCGGTGTCTCTGGCTCCGGAAAGACCTACACGGCGCTCAAGATCGCCCGTGGCATGGTTGAGAAGCCCAGTCAGATCGGCTTCTTGGATACCGAAAACAAACGCGGATCCCTTTATGCTGACATCCTCGACGGCGACTTCATGATCGGTGATCTGTATCCGCCGTTCTCACCCAAACGCTACAGCGAAGCGATAAAGGAATTTCAGAATGCCGGGGTTAAGGTCCTGGTAATCGATAGCGTTTCACATGAATGGGAAGGTGAGGGTGGCTGTGACGATATCGCCAACGCGGCGCTACAGAACGACAAGAAGATGGCGAACTGGATCGGCGCCAAACGGGAGCATAAAAGCTTTATGAATACCCTGCTGCAGTGTGATATGAACATCATCTGCTGCCTTCGTGCTCGCGAAAAAACCGACTTCAAGAATCCAAATAAACCGGTTTCCCTGGGCATACAGCCGGTATGTGAGAAAAACTTCATGTTCGAGATGACGGCTTCGCTCCTGATGGAAAATGAGGGAAAAACGCAGCGTTTCCTGAAGATGCCGGCATTCCTCTTCGAGGCTTTCGGAAGTGGTAAAGGTTACCTGGGAGAAGCCACCGGCCGGAAGATCATTGACTGGATCAATACCGGCGAAAAGGAAGATCCTGAGATTACCCGTATAAAGTCAGAGATGCTCATGGCCTGTGAGTTCGGCCTGGCTGGTGTGATCGCCATCTGGAATGCCCTGACCCCTGCGATGAAAAAGAAGCTCGAGGCACACAAGAATATATGCAAGGAAGCGGCCCTGGAATACGAGCGCCAGGCAGAAGAGGGTGGGGAGACTCCGCAGGACACCCTGAAAAAGAATATGAAGAACGAAAAAATCCCTGAGCTGCCATGAGCCATAAATACAGAGACCTCGAACCGGAAGAGCAGGAAGAACTGTTCAGTAATTACCTGATGGATAGCTGGAGCTATTCTAAGGTGACCAGCTTCGCCCGTAACGAAAAAGGTTTCGAGATGAATCACATTTTCGGGCTATATGGGAAGAAATCAGCGACTTCTGTTGCCGGCAACGCATACCATACCGCGCTCCAGTACTTCTTCGAAACTATCCGGGATAAGAAGGGCCTGCTGCTGGATGTGGTTGAGCTGGAAGCCTGTGCATTTCAGTATATCGATGGTGTTTCCGCCAATGTGTGGAAGCTCGGAAAAACAACTCAAACCGTCGAAGAGTGCCAGAAGAAAGCAAGCTCAGTTGCTTCCACACTGCTCCGGAACTTCATAGTGGAAGTCGGAGTCTATCTGGATGACATGCAGGAGATCCTGGACGTCGAGGTTAGTATTGACGAATTTCTGACCATCAACGGCGTGGATATCCCCCTGCCATGCCATGGGAAGATTGACCTTGTTATCCTGACCACGGAAGGTAAAACCGTGATCGTTGACCACAAGTCGAAGACCTCCTACACGGATGACGATGAAATAGCCCTGAGTATCGGTACCCAGGCGATCACCTACGTCACTTCCTACGAAGCGCGTTCAGGCAGGACGATAGATGAAGTGTGGTTCGTGGAGAATAAAAGCTCTGTGAACAAGGATAAGTCTGCCCAGCTCCGGAAGTTCAAGGTGGAAATGGACCTCAACACCCGCCGGCTGTATGAAGCGCTGCTTTACGAACCGCTGAAGCGCATGCTGGAAGCCATATCAAATCCGGATTACATCTACCTGATCAATGAGGCGGATAATTATGTGGACCGCGCTGAAATGTACGACTTCTGGTGCCGGACAATGATCTGTGAAGTGGAAGATTTCAATGTCGAGGAATCGAAAAAGGACCTGGTAGCCAGGCGCCTGAAGCGGATCAAGGACTCAAGTCTAACAATCGTTACCCCCAACATTATCAAAAAATTCAAGGAAAACGCCTCGGCGTTCATCCAATACGATTTAAGCAACAAGAACATGACACAAGCTGAAAAAATTGAGCACGTTATGCGCAGCTTCGGAACAGCAATCCGGGTTGCCCATATGTTCGAAGGTTATTCCAGCAACACCTACCTCCTGGAGGTTTCCGCTGGTGTAAAGCTGGCATCGATCCAGTCTCATCGCCTGGATATTGCCAATGCCCTGGACGTTTCCAGTGTGCGAATCTCCAAGGATCTCGTGGTGCACGAAGGAAAATCCTACCTGGCTGTGGACTTCGTCAAGAAGCGTGACCGGGATCTGTTCTTTGACCGGTCTGCCTTGGTTGGCCGGAGGATTCCACTGGGCAAGGACAACTTTGACAATGTAGTTGCCTGGGATCTGGACAACAGTTCTACGCCACACATGCTGGTCTGCGGCGCAACAGGATCTGGTAAGTCTGTTTTCGTGAAATCCATTCTGGAGTATGGCCATCTCGCCGGCGTCAAGGAGATCGTCGTATTCGATCCTAAGTTCGAATTCACCGACTACAACCACCGGCGCAATGTTAAAGTGTACAACGATATCGAGGATATCGAAAAGGCTATGGAGAAGCTGGTAGAAGACATGCAGGGCCGGGTGAAGACTGGCCAGAACAGGTCCACACTGGTGATTTTCGACGAGTTTGCTGACGCCCTGGCCAACTCAGCCAAAGCAAAAGATCTTCGGATTTATGAGGAAATAGTAACGATCAATGCCAAGGGCGTTCCCATCAAACACCGTGAGCACGTCGGCGATCGCAAGCCGCTGGAAGAAAACCTCCGGATCCTACTGCAGAAAGGTCGCTCATCCGGGTTCCGGATTGTTGCCGCCACTCAACGGGCCTCTGTTAAGGTTATCACTGGTGATGCGAAAGTCAATTTCCCCGTGCAGGTTTGTTTCCGCGTGCCCAAAGAGGCTGATTCCCGCGTCGTTCTTGACGAATCTGGCGCTGAATCCCTTGCGGGCAGCGGTGACGGCCTGATCAAATCTCCGGAGTATAAGGATACCGTTCGCTTCCAGGCTTATTATGTAAAACCCAGCGAGATCACAGCTGTGAGTGACACCGGTGAGGAAATCATTGTAGTGGAATAGACATGAAGCCCCAGGACAGTTTCCTCCTCCCCGCAGACGTGTTCAGTTTTACTGGCAAACGTCAATATGCAGCAGCTGGCGACAGAGTTACGGTTGTTTCCGTGTCGCCAGCTGTATCGGGGGATCAGGTTCTGATTCTGGAAACGGCGGATGGCTTTCGGTTCCCATGGTCAGAAGACAAGCCAAAGAGAGTGGAAGTCCAGGCGCTAGATAGTTCCAAGAAACAAAAGTTAAAATCCGCGCCCATTCATCATAAAGAACAAACATCCCTTTTTTAACGACCAATTCCTATGGCAGCAACTTGTAAGCATGAACATTGTCGATTTCCGGTTTTCTCCCACGGCTACTGCAAAATCCATCAGTACTGCTGGAAGCAGGCTGCCGGGATACCGCCGGTCAGCAAAAAGAGGGTAAGCCTAAATAAGCAATACAGCATACTCGCCAGGACTTTCAAAAGGTTGTTTCCGGTTTGCATGGCAAAATTGCCAGGCTGCACCCATGCTGCAACGGATATCCACCATAAACGGGGACGGGGAATATTCTTTCTCGTGACCGCGACCTGGTTATCGGTATGTAGGTCATGTCACTGCAAGATCGAGCAGGATCCAGCTATGGCAAAAGAACGCGGGTTTAGCGACAGCAGATTAGGAAACCAAGATATCAGCAAATTATGACATCCAGCCAGATAAAACTAGTAGACCAACTGTTGGCGAAGGACAGGTTTATGATCCTTTCCCGAAATCATCGCGGCGCCGTTGCCTACAAAATATTCCAGGGTCGAATGAACCCTGTTGGCTATGCTCGGACCAAAACTGCAACCGCAATCTGGCACCTGATGAAGGAAGACAAGAAGGGTAGGGTCACGTTGAACCGTACCGCTATCCGGCAAGTACATGGTAATTCAACTGTCAAAAAACTTTATAAAAATCAACTGCATGCAAAAGGTGATTCTCAGCTCTGACGCGCTGAAAGCTGGCCTGAAAAAACTTTCCCAGGCCATCAGTAAAAAATCCGTCATGCCCGTCCTCCAGAACGTACTGTGTAAAGTTTCTGAGGGTCATATGGAGATGATCAGCAGCGATCTGGAGCTGACAATCAAGCTGGTTCTTGAAGTGGAAGCAAAGGAAAGTTTTCAGTTCCTGCTTCCCTTCGAATTCGTCAGTAAGATCGTGGGAATCCTTAAAGTTCAGCCGATAGCAATTGAGGTTGAAACCTCAAGGGTAGCGCTTAGAGCTGAGCACGATCTTTTTGAAATTGGGGGCTTCGAAGGTGCTGAGCTCTACCCGGCAGTGCCAGACATTCCAAAAAAGAACAGGACCATCCTGAATAATGAGTTGCTGTTTTGGTTGGGGCGTGCGATGGATACTGTCTCCAGTGACGAGAATCGGCCAGCAATGATGAAGGCTTGCCTGGATATCAAAGCTGAGAGCCTTACGATTGCCAGCACCAACGCAACGATGCTTTTCACAAAAGTGGCCGCCGTCGAGTCGGCAAACGTCGATCAACTGCTAATCACCCCTAAAGTTGCCAAAGTGTTGGAGGGATTTGCTGAGGCTGAGGTGTTCTGGCATAAAAAACAGATCGCATTTAAAAGCAGCCACATGACCGTTATCGCTACTCGACATGAAGATAAATTCCCAGATTACAAGGTTGTTATTCCAGACTTCAAGGCAAATCTCACTCTGGAAAGGTCGGTGTTAGTCGAAGCTCTGGAAAAGTCTTCTTTGAGCAGTAGCACGCTCACTACAGTTTTTCTCACCCGCGGCAAAGAGACGCAGACGATCTACTTTGAAACCTTTGATCAAGATCTCGATCGCAAAATTTTGATAGATATCACGGGTGACTACACCGGTACGGTTGATCAAGTAGCAATCAACCCAAAAAGCATGTTGACACTTTTAAAGCAGGTAGACTTTGGTGAGATCTCCCTTCATATCGAAAAGCCTGCCTCGCCTGTGCTGATCTCCAGTACTGAGGATGCTGGTTATTTAAGTCTTCTTGTACCATACAAAATCAATGATTAAAACTTTTATATGAACTTTTTTCAGTCACTTTTTGAAGCAGCTCCTGGCCTTGATCTTACCATACGGATGAAAGAAAAGGCCGGCATAATCACCATGACCGTTCTGCCGCACGTTGGCGCTAAGGATGGTAAGATCAAACCGGTCAATATCTCCGGTACCCCAGCTGATCTGGACGAAGGCTTCTTTGCAGCAATTACTCCGATGCTCGAAGCTGCCAAAGGCCTGACAGTATCGGAAGGCCCAGAAACCGCAAGCGATTCGGGTGATGATAACGGTACCGGGAAATCAGCACCAGCCAAAAAGCAGCCTGTTGAAAAGAAGTCAACTGCCAAGAAGCAGGCAATGAAGAAGGCGGCAAAGGCAGAGCCCAAGGACAGCGATACTGATTCGGAAGGTGATCAACCACCTACAGAGGAACTGAAACCAAAAGTTGAAACCCCATCCCTTTTTTAACCCAACAATTCAATACCAATGGCACTCGAGGTAACCAACCTGAAGCGCAGCTTCAAATTCAAGAAAGATGGCAAAATGATCACCCTGGCTGATGCTAACCCGGCATTTACCCTGGAAGAAACGGTACAGTTTTACAGTACCCAATACCCGGAACTCACGACTGCCACCATTGATGGACCCAAGGTGGAATGCGATAACGCTGTTTATGAATTCAAAACAACCATAGGTACCAAAGGATGAAAAATTCCAAGGAAACCAAACCATGCCGGCGAAAATTAAACATAAGAGATCTGCACCGCGAACTGGCGCATCTGTTTCAGGAAGAAAAACGAAACGGACGGCTAATGGCGGGAGAAGAGAAGCAGGATCGCCGGCAGCTGCCGTCATCGCAGATTCCTTTCATTCCCTGATCCTGAAGCCGGTGCCGGGACCGGTCGTATTCTTCAATGGCCAGCACAGGGATGCTGATGGCGAAGATGCCATGTTGATCTACCAGGCTGTTTTTGATGCGTACCGGCAGATGAAGTTCATCCGGAATGCAGAAAGGATTCGGATCAATCCAGCAGCTATAGGATTGAGCATTGAAAACAGCATTCATTTCTGCCTTACGGAAATAAAGAAGATGCTGCCGTCCCGGTGGGAGGTAAACGTGGAGAAGGAGGGTGATAAATACCTGGTAGTAATCTACTTCACCTGTGAATTAAACGACAGCTGGAACATATTTGAAGCGGGGCCGATTATCAGGATCCTGGAACAGGAAAATCCAAAGTTGCTCGGATACTTTCTTCAGTTTCTGTCTGCGATGGTCCGCGTTGCAGCGATCGGCAACTGGCAGACAGACTTTCAGGATGATTTATTCAACCTGCGTGATAGGGTTGAAGAAATGTGGGCAGATCCGGAGGAGTACGAAGACCTGGATGAACTGACACTTGCACTCAACGAGTATAATGCCGGCGCTCCAGATCACTTTGGCAGGAAGATTCTGAACATAAAAAAGGTAAATCTAAAGAAGCTGCAGCAACAGGCCCGTAGGTTCAGAAGCTGCCCGGAAGTGGCCAATGTGATCTGCCAGGGCTGTGAACTCCTGATGGAAGGAAGATCCCTTGCCGAATACCGGAATATGGACAGGATGGAAAAGGAAGGCTATGACGGGTATTACCTGCAACTGGATCTGCAGTACTGTGTGGTGTGGAAGTACGCTGATCCTGTTTTTGACGACTACGAGGAATATCTCAATTCAATGGCCAATGAAGGATTGGAAGAGCCGGAAATAAGATTGGTCATTGATCAGAACCTAAAACTGGAAGATATCCTTCACTGTGACGATCGAAAGTCGTGGCCTATGCGCTTGGCAAATTTCATGGACAGAGCAAAAGAGTTACTGGTAATATTCAAATCAAAGTATGAACCAACGGACGGACGCGCTGATGAAGACTTTTAACCCGCAACTGCTGATTGCGGTATATGCCCCTACCGGCAGCTGGATGGATGCCTACCTGGAAAGCCACGAGGTGGACACAAAGGGTAGGATTCTGGAAGGCAGGCCGCTGAAGCAGGAAACTATTGACGGGTTAGTGGATGTGTTCTACCAGGAACGGCAGCAAAGGAGCGAAATATCGGGCCTTCTGCCGCATAATATGCTCCATTTCCAACAACTGAGTGGTGGCGGCCACGAACTTATCTGGTACCGGCCAGCCGAGAAAAGGCAGCTGTTCTTTGCGGAGAAGCTCCACATACCTTCCGGCGAGGCCTGGGTGCCACCGATGATCTACCACGTTCATAAAAGGCAAATGGAAGTATTTGCCTGGGAAGATGATGGGTCACGGCCAACCGAAAAAACACAGCTGCTGCGTGCGCCTTTCCACAATGTTTCCGGGAGCGGTGATGTATGCCTGGGCAGTGCAAAAGCTAAGAAGCCCGAAACAAATACGATCGCGGCACTGCTAAAATACTGGGAAGATATGTTCTGGCTGAGCGAATTCACGCACCTGGCCGGCTCTGAAAACCCAACCAAAACGAATGTCAACCTGATCTGGAGACAGCTCATTGGCTCAGAAACCAAATGGTCTGACCTGGGTGAACTGTTACCAATTAAAAACACACTGGAGGATCTGCTGCCATGACCGTACACTATACGCACCCCTACCTGCTCAATCCGCAGCACAAGGTCACCATTAACCTGGTAGGTCTTGGCGGTACCGGATCCCAAATGCTGACGGCGCTGGCCAGGATCAACGAAACACTGCTGGCGATCGGCCACCCGGGCATTCATGTCAGGAGCTTTGATAGTGACACGGTTTCGGCTTCCAATATAGGCAGGCAGCTGTTTTCCCCTGCAGACCTCGGCATGAATAAGGCTGTAGTACTTACAACCCGGATCAACCGGTTCTTCGGCTATGAATGGGAAGGACATCCGGAAAATTTTTCCGGGCAATATAGAGCCAATATCACCATCAGCTGCATTGATTCTGCTTTAGGAAGGGTAATGCTTGCGGAGACAATTACCGGCAAACAGGGACCATGTGAGCCACTTGACCGGCCACATTATTGGTTGGATATCGGCAACCTTCAGAAGACCGGGCAGGTCGTGCTTGGAACTGTTACTTCCATCAAGCAACCGAAAAGCGACCAGCCCACCGTTAATCAATTACCAAATGTGATTCAGCGGTTTCCCGATATCAAGAAGATCAAGGAAGCAGATCAGGGCCCCAGCTGCTCAGTTGCCCAGGCGATCAGCCGGCAGGATCTCTTCATAAACAGCACGCTGGCACAATTCGGCGCCAACCTGATCTGGAAGTTATTCCGGGAGGGTATGCTGACTTACCATGGCTGCTACATCAACCTGGAAAGCTTCCTGGTTACTCCCATGAGGATTGATTCGTTCAATTATTCCATAAAAAAATCAAAATCCAAAAAATGAAGTTGAAGTATTTCACAGAACAGACGCTACCGAAGGTTAGGGGCGCTGGTGGTACAAGGCTCGCCAGGATCAACCTGAGCACGAAAGGAGCCATCCGGATAAACGAGGCAGCTTGTCAGCTTATCGGTATTAAGGATGGCGATAAGATCTCAATTGCCCAGGATCAGGAAGCCAAAGAAAACTGGTACATCTTTAAGGATCCCAGTCACGGATACCAGGTCCGTCTGATGAGTGACAAGAAAACCTGCGGGTTCAACCATGCAACGTTCATCGGCGCATTTAAAAAGGCTATGAACCTGAAAGATGACATCGGGGTTTCATATCTAATTGCTGGCCAGCCCACCGTGATGAGTGGTGACAAAACCAAATTCTGGGGAATTCTGATACCATCATAATCGGTAGTTATGGCACACCAATCAGTTCAACAGAAGTACGAAACGCTCGTGGACAAAGTCCGCCGGATGCGCAAACACCAGATCAATTGGTTCAACCTTCGGGTAAGCGACGATCTCCGGGCGGCAAAGAAACTGGAGCGTGAAGTTGATGCCCTATTATCCCAGGAAATTCCAATCCAGAAACCCAACCAAACGGATCTCTTTAATGGCAACAGAAGCTAGGCTGATCAGGAACGCAATATTGACCAGCGACAGGGTCAACAAACTTTCGTTCCCTGCAGAGGTATTTTTCAGAAGGCTAATGCATGTAGCTGACGACTACGGTAGATACGACGCGAGGCCGTCGGTCCTGAGAGTCGCACTGTATCCCCTTAAAATCGAAAAGGTGTCAGAATCGGACGTAGTCAAGTGGATGACTGAGTGTGTCAACGCGGGGCTCGTAAGGCAGTACACGGTCGATGAGAAAAATTATCTCCTGATAGAGCGATTTGGTCAAAGAATGCGTACCAAAAAAAGCCGGTATCCTGATCCTCATGGAGTTATGGAGGAATCGGCGGCGGATGGCGGCGAAGTGCAGCAACATGCGGCAACTGGCAGCAACAAATTACAAAATGTCGGAAGAGAAGTAGAAGGGAAGAGAAGTAGAAGAGAAGAGAAAGTGGCGGATAAACCGCCCATGCTCAAAGGAAAAAGTTTAGAAGACAGGGAACAGGAATTCTATGTTGAGCTGGCCAGCTATGTACAGACCTACGGAAAGGAAATGATCAGGAAGTTTTATGACTACTGGCGCGAGCCCAATAAATCGCGATCGAAAATGCGATGGGAGCAGGAACGTACCTGGGAGCTAAAGCTTCGCCTGATCAAATGGGAGGAACGGGACGCAAGTTTCAACCGGGGGAAATCAGAAAGACCAGTGGACGGGCTGACGATCAACGAAAAAATTAAGGCTGCCAGCAAGGCGAACTGATTATGGATCTGACGAACATAAATAAAAGCAGGAAGGACAGGAGACCCGCCGGATCGGTTGATCTCACCACGATGGTTTACGGGAAAGTTCCACCACAAGCGAAGGACCTGGAAGAAGCTATCCTTGGTGCGATCATGCTGGAAAGCCGCGCATTTGATACGGTTTCCGAAATCCTGCAGCCCGATCGATTTTATGTGAATGCGCATGAGCTGATCTTCCGGGCAATGCAGAACCTGGCTCAGAAGAGCGTGCCGATCGACATCATGACGGTTACTGAGCAGCTGAGAAAGCAAGAGCAGCTTGAAATGGTTGGCGGGCCCTATTACGTGACGAAGCTGACAAATACGGTTGTTTCCTCTGCAAACCTGGAGGCGCACTGCCGGATCGTCCTGGAAATGTACATGAAGCGGGAAGTGATCCGACTGGGTGGCCAGTTTGTGGGTGATGGTTACGATGACGCTGTGGATGTGTTTGACCTGATTGATCGTGTGGAGACCGATATCATGGCTCTGAGTACGTCCACTGTAAAAACTGACTTCCGGCCAATTTCTTCCGGATTGGTAAAGGTGGTTCACCAGATGGAGGATATCCGCCACCGGCCAGAGGCTCTTACAGGTGTGACGTCCGGATTTCCGGAGGTGGATCGGTGCACCAATGGGTGGCAGAAAACGGATTTGATTATCCTGGCTGCCCGGCCATCGGTAGGGAAAACCGCATTCGCATTGAACCTGGCCAGAAACGCTGCCATGGCACCGGATCCTGTGGGAGTGGGATTGTTCTCGCTCGAAATGAGTGAATCACAGCTGGTGCAGCGGATCCTTTCAGCGGAAAGCGGAATCTTTTTGGAACGGATAAAGAACGGACGGTTGGACGATCACCATATGGCGCAGATCTATCACCGCGGTGTCGAGCGGCTTCACGAAGCGCCGATCTATATCGATGATTCAGCAGCCCTGAACATTTTCGAACTGAGGGCCAAAGCCAGGAGGATGAAAAACAAGTTCGATGTCGGTCTGATCATTATCGATTACCTGCAGCTGATGTCCGGCGACACCAACAAAAGTGACAACCGGGAAAGAGAGATCGCCAAAATATCCCGGGAATTGAAGCGCCTGGCGAAGGATCTGGAGGTCCCTCTGATTGCCCTCAGCCAGCTGAGTCGGGCGATTGAAAGTCGGGCCAGCCGTGAGCCTCAGTTGTCGGATTTACGGGAATCAGGAGCGATCGAACAGGATGCTGACCTGGTTGGATTTCTCTACCGGCCATCGGACAAGGAGATCATGGACGACAGGGAACTGGAAAACAAGGGAATGGTGAAGATAGCAAAGCACAGGAATGGTTCTCTGATGGATTTCGTGGGTGAGTTTCACGGCAATATCCAGAAGTGGACGAACCTGAAGGAAATGAGCAGATTTTCTTCCGGCCAGCATTCAAACATGAAACCTATATCTAGCCCATACGGCAACAGCCAGGGAAGTTTTTACGAAAAAGATGACGATGAGATATCGTTTTAAGCTCGAGAGATATCCTTCAGGAATTGATAAAAGGTGCTCGATTTGTAATAGATCTCGCGACTTAAATGCCAATGTGGCTGGATATGCTCCCGTTCCCATTTTAAGAAATCAAATAGCGGCATAGGCCGCAAAAATACAATTCATTTTATGCCAAAGCAGCAGTTTCATTTCGCAGCGATCAGCAAAATAATCCTCGAGCACGAAGAGGGGACGCCGACGTCCATTCTCAAAAGCACGGATCTCAGGCTGGAGGTTTCAGGCAACCTCGACCGGTCAGTATACCTGGACGGCCGAGGGATGCCACGGCGCGATGCCCTGAAGCCCATTACGCAGGCATTGCTTTCGGGCCTGACGCTTAACATCGCCATGGGCCATGAAAAGGGTTGGTGGAAAGACCACGAGCATATACAGTACATCATTGAACAGCTGCAGCGACAGTTCGTGGCTCAGAAAGAGACCGGTGAAGGAATGATGGAATACTAAGCATGGAACCTAATAATAAGTCATCGATGACGGAGGCCGATATTCAGAGAAAGCTGCGCAATTTGTTTGCCGATAACAGCTACCACCTGTACAACCAGTACATCATAAAAGAAGGCTGGGAGAGCGACTATTTCAGTGTGACCAGGGCAGGATTGATTGTAGAATGCGAAGTGAAAATAAGCAGATCTGACTTCTTTGCAGATTTTAAAAAGCCCAAACACCGATACTACCAGGCGCTGGTGGCAGGGAAAAGCCATGTTGTCGATGATCTCGGCCGGTGGGATTATGCTGGTGATATTATTTGTTCTTTTCAAAAAGGGGTGCTTAATATGAAGGGATCGAATTGGGGATACAGACGTGGTCCAATAGGAAGATGGACCCCTGTTCACGAGTTCTACCAGGCGGATATCCGACATGAGAAAGTTCAATTGCGGGCGCCGTGTCACTCAATCCGGATCCGGCAGTTCGATGAAATGCATTTACCCCACCGGTTCATGTTTGCTGTTCCTAAAGGACTGATCCGTATGGATGAAGTGCCTCCATACGCCGGCCTGATTGAAGTCGATGAAGCAGAAACATTGGTGACAAGGCGCGGGCCGGTCCTCCATAAAAGGAAGAATCCGCCGCACCTGTGGAAAACCATTTTGGATAAATATTACTTCAAACATTCGCAATTGATAACAAACCCGTAATCGTAAAATGAAGCAGACACCGATACTTTTTTCAACGCCGATGGTTCAGGCGATCCTGAACGGACGGAAAACGCAAACCCGTAGAGTGGTGAAAGGCACTGCCCTGGAATGGTTGGATCGAGACGGGTTTGTTAAAGAATATGTGGCACTTCCAAAGAACGAACTGTGCCCTTACGGCAACCCAGGTGACTTTCTATGGGTTCGGGAAGAGTTTTATCAGATTGGTCACTGGAAGGAGGTTCCAGGTGTAAAGACCAAGACCGGCAAGATGAAATGGAAGTTTGTTCCCGACAATGGTGAGATCAGATATTCCGACAATCGGCCGGAAACTTTTCGAAAAGGCCGACATCACAAAGACCCATCTACTTCGGTTTGGCATAAGCGCCTTGCCAGGTTCATGCCTCGTTCGGCCTGCCGTTTGTTCCTGAAAGTAACCAATATACGTGTAGAACGGTTGCAGGATATCAGCACCGAAGATGTTCGGAAGGAAGGTGCCGGGCAAAACGTACGACAAATGTCGCTTTATGGTCTTGACGCAAAGGGAATCAGGGAGGTGTACGCAACTCACTTTAGTATCCTTTGGACATCCATCAACGGTGAAGAATCCTGGAATAGCAATCCGTGGGTATGGGTGGTATCATTCGAAAGAACAGATAAACCGGAATCATTTTAACCCCTCCCGGCGGGCAGTCGGGACAATATATGAACGAAACTATTGAAACGTATCCCCTCTGTTGGCCTACCGGGTACAAACGGACGCCAAACGGCCAGAGAGCATCGTCAAGGTTTGATCAGACCTACGATAAAGCTCAGCGGTTCATGAGAATGGAAGTTGAGCGCCTGGGTGGCAAGGATCTGATTGTATCAACGAATCTGCGGGTAAGGAAAGATGGCCTTTTGTATGCCGATGAGCTCAACCGACGAATTGATGATCCCGGCGTTGCCATCTACTTCAAGTACAAAGGGAAAGTGGTAGCCATGTGCGCGGATCAGTATCTCAGAATCTGGGAAAACATGTATGCCCTTGGCAAAGGCATCGAGGCATTGCGCGGAATGGAGCGCTGGGGAGTGAGTGAGTTCCTGGATAGGGCATTTACTGGATTTACCGCTCTTCCGGAGGCTACCCCTGGAAAGGATATATGGGGAATCCTGGGGCTTTCGTCCAGGCCCGAATATAGTGAGATCGTTCGCGTTCAGTATCGAAAGCTGGCCAAGGAACGGCATCCGGACCAAGGGGGCTCTGATGCCGCCTTTCAAGAGCTGGTTGATGCATTTAATAGAGCAATTCAAACATATGAATAATGGACTACAAACAATTTGAAGGACATACGCCGGGACCCTGGTTCCCGGTTGAGTTCGGCGGTTACTGGAATATCCACGATGAACCTTTCTACGAGGGAACCAACCTTTTAGATAAGGAAAGCTCCGATCAGGCTGATGTAAATGCGAAGCTCGCTGCCGCCGCGACACAACTTTTATCCCGCTGCATCGAACTGGAGAGGTGGAAAGCTGAGGCAACTATTGTTCAGCATAGGTGGGACAGAGTTTTAGATGCTGCGCAAAAATCCCCTGCATTCAAACTTGGCTGCGATATTCCTTCCAGAGTAGCCGAAATGATCGAGGAGAACAAAAGGCTGATGGAGGCGCTGGATGCAATGCTTACCACATTAGAATCATTGAAGGCTGCGAAGTAACGCCCGCGCCGCACTAATAAATGGAGAGGTATGAGAAAAATTACACTTGGTGAATTCCTTAAACAGCGACGCGAAGCCGCAGGACTTACCTTAAGGCAGATCGAGGAAGGTGCAGGGGTATCCAATCCATACCTGAGCCAATTGGAAAACGGGAAGATTAAACGACCATCAGTCAATATTCTGTATAAGGTGTGTTCTTTTTTGGGGATAGACTTTGACGAAGTTCTTTTTTATGCTGGATTGATCGACGAACATCCGGCTTTCAGTGACACCCAAAATATCACCGCTGAAGAACAACAACAGCTTTTGGAGTATTTGGAATTTCTCCGTTCAAAGAAAAACACAATTAAGCCATGAAAAGTGTCACCCTATTCCTCCTCCTCCTTGCCGGGTGCCAGGTACAGGCGCAGAATAAACCGGCTACCGTCGACGGGGAGACGAACCATGTAAGGGTATTCGCCTGGAAGTTCTGGAATGGTAACGACAGGAATGTCGCGACCATCCCGGATACGTCCCGCGCCATGATCACTGTTAGCCATAAGATCCGGTATAATAAAACCTTCAGATTCCCGGGCTATATCGTCCATAATGGTGGACGCCGGACCATTTTCGATGAATGCTGGCACAAGCTGCCGGAGACCTGGGCAGTCAAAAAAATTGAGAAACAGTTAAATCAACAAATATGCAATTAGAAGCTGTAGTTCAGACCGAACTGAACACAATGGTTGAAAACGGCACCATTGAAAAAATTATCCGGGAAAAGCTCACCAAGACTCTAAACGATGTCATTGAAGAATCCCTCCGATCCTGGTCGGATTTTGGAAAAAAGCTAAAGGAAGCTGTCAATAAAGCCTTGGATATCGACCTGGAAAGGTTATCGGTACTTGACTATAATGAAATTGTTGTCAGGACGGTAAAGGAGCAGCTTGATGCATCGTTATTCAAGCATGTTCAGGGCCCGATCGCTGACCAGATCCGGTCGTACGTTGGTTTGCTGGAAAAGCAGGAATGGAAATTATCGGAAATAATCCACAAGTTTATCTCCGAAGAGATCCTTGAGGGGAAGGACGGCTATGAGGATGGCGAGATCTACTGCGAAGTGAAAAAGTCTGAATACGGTACAGTCACGATTATTTTTGATGAGACAGAAAAGTCGTGGTATGATTGTAAATATCGTCTGTACGCTGACAGCAAGGACGGCAAGGTGTTTTCTTTCGCTATCGGTGACAAGTATAGCCGGAAAGAAATTCGCGGGGATGTCAGGATTGATGGTGTACTTCATGGTTTTGACGGCTTCATATTCAAGCTCTATGCTACCGGGGCGAAGATAATTTTGGATGAGCCGGAAACCTTCTGGTCTACCGGTGACTAAGAGATTGTTCCTGCGCAGAAAATACGGCACCGGCTCCGTACGGGGCGGGATTAGCACCAGAAGCGGCACAGGTGGCCTAAATACGCGGCGCGGGATTTGTAAATTCAGGTTATGATAGTAATAGTTTCCGATACCAAGACTTGCCCTGGCAGTCCAGAAGTCTCCATAACCATTTGCCGGTGGGAAAACGGCACAGCGGCCGAGACAGTTGTAAATATCCCAGTCGGCGAAACCATCTCCGTAATCAGTTGACATGAAATCCCCATTTGGAGAAAATATGAGGATTGCCAGGACAACCTGGGGATATACCCAGGAGCGTGCAGCTGAACTGATCGGTATCTCCCGGGCAAGCGTAGCTGCATATGAACTGTCGAACGCGCAACCATCTTTCGAAATACTCGAGAAGATCATTGAAGTGTACCGTATAGTCGATCTCAGCGACTTTATTTTCGATCCTCATTACTTTTCTTCCCCACGTTAACGCATCGAAAAGCGTTTTGCTATTGCCGTTAGCAATGAACGGCCCAACTGTTTGTGAAAGATAGGCAATAATTACATCTTGCCCGTGAATCAGTTCTTATGCAGAAAGTATCGGGCTTTTCTTCAAACGAATACCAGTTGATCGGGAAGCTTGTGGTAGAACGGGAACCCGCTTTTGCCGCCAACATCGTCAACTCCTTCCGGGTATCTCCAGCCAAAGAGAGAGACCTATCTAAAATCCCTCAGTTTTTCACATCGTACTGCCAGATGCGCGGAGTAGAGCAGGAGGCCCTGCTTGTTACCAGCGGCGACAGAACCAATAAACAGCTGATCCGGGTATTCGTGTCAGCCATCATGCGCTTGTATTGCCCGGAGCTATCCCTGTTGGTCAAGTTCCAGATGAAGGTAAGGAGCGGCCTGGTACAGGGTATTCAGCGCACCATTAACCGGACGCTCAGTAACACCACTGTCATGATCCGTCAGAACCTGATCCTGGAAACCGTATACGATGACTTCCGGGAAGATGTAGACGCAGCAGTTAACCATTTACTGGCATTAAATCCTGAGGTATGAAGACTGGACCAGCGAAAAAGCCCACGAAGAAACCGGTGAAGAAGGCAGCCAAGAAGAAGGCGCCGAAGAAGAAGCATGGGAGACCGGATCTATACACTGAGGAGGTGGCCGCGAAAATCCTTCACCTGATCTCCACTACCGCGAAAGGCCTTTCCTCAATCTGCAAAAGCGATAAGTCACTCCCTTCTGACGAGACAGTGCGCAAATGGATCAATGAGGACCGCGAAGGTTTCCTTGGGAGGTACACGCGTGCGCGTGAGGAGCAGGCTGACTTACTGGCGGAGGAGATAGTGGGCATTTCCGATGAGGTTTCCAGGAAGAAAGCGCTCTCTCACGAGGCTGTGGCCGCGGCCAGACTGCGGATGGATGCCCGCAAATGGGTGGCGTCCAAACTAAAGCCAAAAAAATACGGCGATAAAATCGACCATACTACTGACGGTGAATCACTTAACAAAGGATTCTTTGACTATTTAAAGCAGACATCGGGCAATGCCGGCAGCCAAGGTTAATGAATATGAGCAGCTGGCCATTGACCGGCTGAAGCGCTGGCGGAGCGACTGGGTTCTCTTTGCTGAAGAGGCTTTGGGCGTCACCATGGACGATGAGCAGAAGGCTATCCTCCGGTCTGTTCAGGTCAACAAGATGACTTCCGTTGCTTCCGGTACCGCCAGGGGCAAAGACTTTACTGCGGCGGTCTGTGCGGTGTGTTTCCTGTACCTGACACCGGTATGGGATGTGAGGGGAGAGATGACCGAAAATACAAAGGTGGCCCTCACGGCTCCGACTGACCGGCAGGTAGGCAACATCATGGTTCCGGAGTTTACCCGTTTATTTTTACGCGCTAAACGCAACGGCATAGACTTGCCGGGAAGGCTCACGGGGTACGATATCCGTACGGATAACAAAGAATGGTTTCTGACCGGTTTTAAAGCCGATTCCAAGCGGCATGAAAGCTGGTCGGGCTTCCATGCCTCCAATACCATGTTCGTGGTAACGGAGGCCTCAGGTATTCCTGAGGACATATTCGCCGCGATTGAAGGTAACCTGCAGGGTAACTCCCGAATCCTGATCGTCTTCAATCCCAACGTTTCAACCGGATATGCAGCGACCTCTCAGCGGTCACCCAGGTGGAAGACTTTCAGGCTTGACAGCCTCAATGCTCCCAACGTAGTGGAAAAGCGATCGATCATTCCCGGCCAGGTGGACTATGAGTGGGTAGCAGACAAGGTGGAAAACTGGTGCCATATGATTTCCCAGGATGATTTCTCCGTCACAGAAGGTGATTTCGAGTGGGAGGGTAACCTGTACCGGCCAAACGATCTTTTTCGGGTGAAGGTCCGCGGTATGTTCCCGAAAGTGGGATCAGACGTGCTGGTGCCTCAGCTGTGGATCGAGATGGCGAACGAACGATGGCTGGAATTCAAGAAAGACGGTCTGCCGGTTGAAAGGCCGCTGCGGCTGGGTGTCGATGTTGCCGGCATGGGACGGGACAGCAGCTGCTTCTGCCCACGATTCGGCGACCTGGTTGAACCATTCCGCCTGATCCATTCCGGAGGCGTGGCCAACCATATGGAGATCGTCGGCGTTACCAAAACAATCCTTGCCCAGCATACCGATTCTTTCCGAGGGGTTACCCCGCAGGCTTTCATAGACACCATCGGCGAAGGTGCTGGCGTATACAGCCGCCTGGTTGAGCTGGAGGTACCTCATGTGCACTCAGTGAAGGGCAGCAGCGCCGCCAAGATCGGCACAACGCCAATGAAGGATAAGACCGGCGTCCGGACCTTCCGAAACTATCGTGCTTTCCTGTACTGGAAGGTCCGCGAGTGGCTGGATCCTGACAATGATTCAAAGGCGATGCTGCCGAAGGACGATTACCTGCTTCAGGAGCTGACCGAAACCAAATGGGAGATGCTCAGCGATGGATCCATCAAGATTGAGGAGAAAGAGGAGATCAAGAAGCGGATCGGAAGATCTCCCGATCGGAGCGACTCCCTAGCCCAGACATTTCACAATTCGCCGGATGTGGAGGCAGCACCCGGCAAGAAGAAAAACCTTGCAAATTTTTTCAGATGAATACACTTATTACACAAGACAGGCTTGACGCACTTGCGGCGTTGGCAAAGCAAGCTGTACAGAGAGTCCCCGACTATTCTTTTGTGGCTGAGATCGGCATATACAAGGGAGGATCCCTGAAAGTGCTGGCTGACGCATTGCCGGACAGGAAGATTGTCGGATTTGACACATTCGAAGGGTTGCCAAAGGAGCATTTTACTGAAGGGGAAGTCCATCAGCCTGGTGAGTTTTCAGACACATCACTTGAAGCCGTCACGGAGTTCGTTCGCCACAGTGACCATGTTACACTGATCAAAGGCCTGTTCCCGTCTACTGCAGAACCTTATGCCGAATGCACCTTCAGCTTCGTCCACGTCGACACGGACTTCTACCTGTCTGTAAAATCATGCCTCGAATGGTTTTGGCCGCGCCTGATCCCGGGTGGTATTATGGTTTTCGATGACTACGACTGGCCCAACTGCCCGGGTGTGAAAAAAGCCCTGGATGAATTCGGACAGCCAATCCATGACACCGGCGCCGCCTACCAAGCTTATATCATCAAAAAATAAACATGAAACACTTACTGCTGCTGGCCCTCGTGTGCGCCAGTCTTGCCGCGACCGCACAAAAGAAGGATCCGCCAATGAAGGAATACGACTGGGTGATTGATCCACCGGGTAAGGACAACCGACCTGACACATTGGCTTACCAGCTGAAGGGCAAGACACCGGTGATCGTGAAGGATTCGGCTTTCGCCAAGTTGTATATCAGCACCGTCAACCAGGCCATGACCATGCAGCGCAAGCTACAGCTGGCGGATGCAGCCCTGCAATACGTGACAGTAAAAGGCCAGGTGGTGGACTTGGAAAAATTCCTGGCTATTATCGGACAATACAACAAGATCCAATGAAAGGAGTAGAGTTCCCCCAAATGAATGCCGTTCTTGGACGGCCTGGATCCATGAAAGAAACGGAGTGTTATGATTTGCCCATTCGGCGACACGTTACCAACCTGGGGCCGGCGATCGCCAGCGTCTGGGAGCTTACGGATGAGGATATCGACCGGATCATCGTTTCCAGGAAGATCTTCGTGAACACGATGGGCACCTCACTGGCGCCGTTCTCGCTGGATACGGAAGATCCGTTTCCGCGGAGAAGGGTCCTGCTGAGGAACCCAGATGGCCTCATCGGTGATTTCCTTGGCACGATACCGGCAATGATCGACGTTGCCCGGATCCACCAGCTGGATGTAGTGATCCATCCGGAAGCAAGAGAGTTGTTTGACTTGATTCCCAAACGATACGGTATAACCGCCATTGACGAACCTGGTTCCAATGACGGATATGACTACCACGGAACTATGGATATTTCAGCGGCCTTTACACTTTCCCATCAGAAGGATTACTACATGAGCCAGGCTCATATGGAGCTGTTGGGTTTGTGGGTGTCGCCGCAACCGCCAAAGGCTGAGTTGGATATTCCTGATATAGATGTGCCAGTGGCCGATTTTATCCTGGCGCCGTTCTCGAGATCACTGCCTTCTGAACAAAAATGGCCTGCGGCACAGTGGCAGAAGCTGGTGGATATGCATCCGGACAAAACTTTCGTAGTTATCGGCCATGACCGCGATCCCAGGAGGTTCATTACTGGCCGGAACGTACTTGACGCCTATGCCCAACCCATAACCGAGGTCTGCAATCTACTCAAAAAGGCCCGTCGCGGGTTGATTTCCGTGGTATCTGGGCCTTCGCATCTTGCATTCCACCTCGGAGTAAAAAACTACCTGCTCACCAATCAGAATATGACTTGGGGAAACAATCCGGACGCAATCCAGCTCCGCCACCAGATCCCCAATATGACCGCTGAAGACTTTTCAACCTTCCTTGATGCTTAGAGCTTTCCCATTATACACCAAACATTCGGGCTGTGACTATCATCGCGTGCATCTGCCGTTCAATTTTGCCAGTCAGTACCTGGATGCGCCATTTTTTGAAGGCTATTCGATCGAAAAGACGCTGGATTACATCATGGATGCAGACCTGGTAGTTTGGAATAGGGCGTGCCCGATCGATATCAACCACATTCTGGGCTTCCGAAAACGATCCGGGCTGAAGATCGTGGTAGATCTTGATGACTGGGTGGAGCTGCCTGTACGGCATCCGCTATATGAACACTTCCGGAATGGTTATGCGAAGCTGATCCTTGACCATCTCCGGTTCGCAGATCTGGTCACAGTCACTACTGACCGTCTGGCAAAGAAGGTTCGTCCGTACAATGCCAACGTGCTGGTAATTCCCAATGCACTCCCGTACGGAGAAGACCAGTTCGCACCTACAGATGTGGAAAAGCCAGACAAGTTCACCTTCGTGTATGCCGGCCAGTCATCTCACCTGGAGGATATCCGAATGCTGACCAATCCGTTCAACCGGATCCGCCAGCTGCCCGACATTGCCTTCTCCATGGCCGGATACCAGTCTTCACCGGTCTGGAAGAAAATGGAAGCAGTTTTTCACGGCATGCCGGGATATACCAGGATCCCAAACCAACCCTTGACCGAATACATGAATATCTACGATCAGGCGCACTGTTCATTGGTACCGCTCCTGGATAACCACTTCAACTGGCATAAATCAAACCTGAAGATCCTGGAAGCATCTGCCAAGAAGATCCCGGCGATCGTCTCCCATGTTCCGCCGTATTCTGATGATGCCGATGCACCGGTCCTGTGGGTGAAAAGGCAGTCCGACTGGTATGAGCACGTGCGGTACCTGAGCAAGAATCCAACTGCGGGGCAGGAAATGGGGGAGCAGTTGCATGAATGGGCCCGGGAAAAATACGACCTGCATAAATGGAACCAGGTGAGGTTTGAGGCATATAGTGAATTGTTGGTTTGTCCGTAGAAATACGGATTGCCGTGACTGCGGTATTACCGAATTTTACTGGTAACCCAAATCGAAAAATATGGCAAAATACTTTTGCACTGGCGTCTGGACTGGAAAAGACAAGGTTATAACACACCTTCTGCTTCATGAAGACTTGGAAATATTTTTTTCCAGCGGGAAAAAATATACAGTTGCCGCAGTGGTTGAATTACTTGAGTCTCAAAACAAGGTTATCACACGACAATGGGACTATAACAAGGGAAATTGGCGAGATGGAAGCCCGATACTTGCCGCTTACTTTACAAATGGGAATCCACCATACGTTCGTTCTCACCCTGATGCTAAAACTTCGGATAATTTGGATAATATTTTGGTATTGAATTCCATGATTCCGTAACCGACCCTTTTGATGTAATTCAGCACATTCTTTCACAGAAATAGCCACTCCCCGCAGTGGCTATTTTTATTATTGCCCTGTATGACACAGGAGCAACTTGACGAACTCGTTTCCGATCCGGAAAAATTAAAGGCACAATTGGATGCCGAGAAGCCGGTCAAGAATTTGGCCGATATCCTGAAGCAATACGAGCCATCTACCCACGACATCACTGACCAGACCAAGCGCCCGGACAAATTGGTTACAACTGATGCTGGTACCAGCACAGTTACGGTTGCCAGGCTGACGCTAAATCTGCAAAAGAAGATCGCATTCTATGCCGCGGCATTCCTGTGTGCCAACCCGGTAAAGGTGGATGCTGCAGCAGCTGACGAAACCCAGCAGGGCCTGCTCGATGTCATTCGAAAAACGCTTGAGGATAACAAGGTCGACTACAAGAACATGCAGTTGGCTGAGATGATGATGGCGGAAACAGAAGTTGCCGAGCTGTGGTATACAGAGCCTCTGCCGCCGGACAGTACAGTTTGGGCTGGCACTGTCAATGAAAAAAAAGCAGAGTTCAGGCTTCGCATGAAGGTCTTGGCCAATTCACTTGGTGATGCATTATACCCGGTTTTTAATGAATTCGGTGACATGATCGCCTTCGGTCGTGGATATTTCGTCGGTGCCGAGGGTTCAAAGTCCGAGATGTTGGAGCTCTATACAGCTACAAAGATCTATATCTATCAAAAAACAACGAATGGGTGGATTGAACTGAAATCAGCTGCAAACATCGTTCAGAAAATCCCGGTGATCTATTACAGGCAGCCGAAACCAGAGTGGTCAGATGTCCAGACGCTGATAGACCGCCTGGAAATATCAATTTCCAACCACGGGGACACGAACGACTACTTCGGCTCACCCATGGTCAAAGTAAAGGGGGAGGTTAAAGGGTTCGCGAAGAAGGGCGAGAGTGGCAAGGTGATTGAAATGTCCGAATCAGCTGATGCCGACTACCTCACCTGGGATCAATCGCCAGATTCGATCAAGCTGGAACAGACCAATCTGAGATCCTTCATCTACGACAATACCGACACTCCTGATATTTCATTCACTCAGATGAGCAAACTGGGAACATTCTCAGGTTTTGCCATCAAACTGCTGTTCATGTCTGCCCACCTGAAAGCAGCAAAAAAGGAACAGACGTTCGGCGAAGGCGTTCAGAGGAGACTAAACTTTCTCAAAGCCGCCATGGCCAAAATCAATGTTACGTTGGAAAAGGGGCAGGTTCTTTCTGTGAAGCCTAAGTTCAAATATTTCCTTCCAGAGGATACCGAGACGGACGTAGATGTATTGGTTCGCGCCAAGGAAGGCGGCATTCTTTCTCAGGAATCCGCAGTTGCTGCAAATCCTCTGGTATCCAATCCAGAGGAGGAACTGGAGCGTCTCAAAAAAGAACGTGACGCTGCTGCAGGCCTGGATGAAGCAATCAATGATGATGTTACTGATCCGGATGAAGAATAATTACCGGTATGCCTACCCCCAAACGTAAGTTCAGCCTCAAGGATATCATCCGGAAATCCCAAAACCAGAATATCCGCAATGCCCAGCGCGTTCTGGATGAGATCATGGCGCTGATGGATAAAGGTGCCTCGAAAGCTGCGAACCTGGTAAACAGGCGTCAGCTGATCAACAACCGGTTTCTACCCAAGGATGTTCGGGACGCCATTGACAGGATTGTTACCACCTTTCACGCTGACGCAAGCCAGGTGATCATTAACGGCATCACCAGGGCTCGGAAGCTGGCAGATGAAAAGACCAACGTCATTTCCGAGGGATACATGGGAGGGGGGCAGAAACCGCCAACTAAGGCAACGGAGATCTCATCTTCTGGTGGCCGCAGACGCCGGCCGCCATCCGCACCGAAAAATCCGATCGCATCAAACTTTGGCAAGCACTTCAACCCAAGGAGCCTTTCTCCTCGAGTTTGGAAGCTTGCGAACTCATACAAATCCACCATCAACAAAACCCTGGTCGATGGCATGAAGAAGGGCATTGGCGCCAAGCAGCTGGCCAAGGACCTTACGCGCAACCTGCGCAACCCCAGCGGATCCCTTTCACCTGGTACCGGCGTGTACCGGTCTCCGAAAAAGAATGCAGAACGATTGGCCCGCACTGAAACAAATCTTGCATATCAATTCCAAGACTTTGAACGCTGGCAAACCCAATGGTTCGTTACTGCGATCGAAATAAGGCTGAGTGCACAGCATCCGAAATACGATATCTGTGATCCCCTGGTTGGAGAGTATCCTAAAGATTTCCTATTTCCTGGATGGCACCCCAACTGTTTATGCATCGCGGTGCCAGTGCTCGCTGACGAAGAAACCCGCGACGCCATGCTGGACTACAATCTTGGACTACGCAAGTATCCGCCGGAAGTAAAATACCGGACGATCGTTCCCGGTAGAATGATTCTCTGGATGAAAAACAACAGTGAGCGCATTAAAAAGTGGAAGAATCAGCCCTATTTCATCAAGTACAACCAGAAACACCTCGCTGATTTGATGGAATAAATGTAACAAAGCAGGGTCTTTCACAAACACTCAGAATGCGCAAGGGAAGAAGAAACAATTTCACGCAAACAATTATTTATTCCCATGCACAAGGCGAAAATTCTGGCACAACTGAAGGCGAAACACCCAGGGGTGTCAGCGGCGGTTTTGGAACTGGTGGCCGACAAGCTCGCGCAAACAGTGACCGAAGAAGCCAAGATCGATGAAGCCATTACGGCACTCGACAACATGCCTATTTCGATCAAGGACTTTGCCGATACACTTCAAAAAGAAGGGGATCGCAGAGTAACTGAGGCACAGAAAAAGTTCAAAGAGAAAAAAGCAGAACCGAAAGAGGAGGATACCCCTCCTGGTGACAACAGCGATTCTGCACTTGCAAAGCAACTGAAGGCTCTTACTGATAAGCTTGATCGCCTGGAAGGCGAGAGGCTGCAGTCTGATTATGGTCAAAGGCTTGCCAGGAAACTCACCGACGCAAAAATACCAGCGCAACTGGCCAAGGGGCGCACGGTGACCAGCGACGATGAACTGGAAACTGTGTTCAAAGAAATCGAAACCGATTACGCGGATATGAAGCAGACTATGGCCAATCAAGGATTCGGTGAAGTGCCGAAGCCGGGAGAAGGTCAGAAGACTGAGCCCACGAAAACGGCAGTTGAAGCCGGCATTAAGGATTGGGCAGCCAGGAACCAACCTGCAAAGGAAGCTCCGGTAGCCAAGTAATTGAATCAATCAATTCAAATTTTTTCAACCATGGGTTTACATCCTAAGAAAGAATCCGCCCAGAGCGGTAAAGTGATTTTCCAGAAAGTTCTGGAAACAGCCCGTGGTGGTTTCACACTGGACCCGTCGGGTCTCAGCGAAGGAAATGTAATCCCTGCCGGTACACCCATTTCTTTTGATGAAACCACCCGGAAAGCCCGGATCCTGAAAACCGCCAAGGTTTATGAAACCGCTGGCGGATCAGCCACTACCTACAAGGTAGAAAAGGGCCATCTGCTGAAAGTGGGTGAATATGCTGGTGCAACTGTAGGCGGTCCTGCTTACGCGATCACAGCGATCGACACCAGCAACTCGGCCTACGATACAATCACGGTTGGTACCACCATCGGAGCTGCTTCAGCTGGAGCTGCTTTGTTCCAATCAAGCGCAACCGGTGCGTCATCCGCTGCGCTGATGGTGACCGCTAAAGGTCTGTCCTGGGACGATGTGGAATATGCAGAAGATGCCAGCGTGTCAGTAGTGCTGCGCGGCACCCTGTATGCCCGTCGTGCGCCGGCAGTTCCTTCCAGCGTGGTTACCGGCCTTCCTCTCATCATTTTCTCAAACAGCTATTAAACCACAGCGGAGGAAATAAACTATGAGCAAGTTAAAATCAATTTTCGGTGCTTACGCAGATCAGCTGCAGTTGGTCATCGATGCGAGGAACGACAGGTTCGATCCTCTGTGGTACCCGAAGTATTTCGGGTTAGCCCCCAAGCAGATGTCGCTTGATTTCACCACCGTGATCGGGGCAACCCGTATTGAAGCAGCTGCTTCTGTGGTGGATCGCGATTCTGAAACTCCTTTGAGGAGCCGTCCGGATCTGAGTAAATACTCAGGATCCATTCCTGCCATCAGGGAAATGTTCATGATGAAGGAAAGCGACCTGCGCGAGTACGAGATCATGAAGGCAATGCCTCTGAGTGATGCAGCCCGCCAGAACGCCATCCTGGATCTGATCTGGAATGACACCAAAAAAGCAGGTAACTCGGTTTTCAAGCGCGTCGACATGATGTGTTTGCAGGCAGTTTCTACTGGCGTAATCAGCCTGGATACTACCAATAACCCTGATGGTATCGTTACCGGTACCATTGATCTGCTGATGCCTTCTGACAACAAGAAGCAAGCAGCAGTAACCTGGGCAACAGCAGCAACCGCCACGCCAATTACCGACATCACCAATGTTGTGAAAGCCGGCCAGGACATTGGCGTAACCTTCGCCAAGATCCTGATGTCGCCGATCCTTTTTGGCTACTTCAAAAAGACCAAGGAAGTAATAGATTCCCTCACCGGTTTCTATTATGGTCCAAAGCCTGGCGGTAGCTTCAATCCGATCGGTGTAACCACGCTGGACAACATCAACAATTTCCTCAGCCAGACCGGTCTGCCAACCATCGAATTGGTTGATCAATCCTATGGCGTGGAGAAGGATGGCAAGATCGGTGTACTGCGTCCGTTCAGCGACAACAACGCTTCTTTCATTCCTGCCGGACAGCTGGGCGTGATCAAAAACGCATTTGCGATCGAGGAATTTAAGAAGAGTGAGAGTGTTTCGTACGCAAACTTCGGCCCTGCACTCATTTCCAAATGGGTACAGAATGAGCCAGTTCGTGAGTGGACGAAAGCCGAGTGGAACGCGTTCCCTGGATTCGAGTCCATTGACCGGACGTTCCTGCTGACCGCCGTGTATTAATCACAATCAGCTCTTTGAATAATGACTGTAAAAGAAGCCTTGATCGCAGAGATTGCAATGTCAGTTGATGACATGCTTGTCGACAAGACCCTGGTGGATCATGGGGTTTATGAAAATAGAACCTACACCAAGGAGCTTTCCGAAACAATAGGGAAGGCATCCATCGACATTCTGCTTTCAATATGGACAATGCCTGATGTAAGCGAAGGCGGCTATTCGGTTAAATACAACCGTGACGCCGTCAAATCAAGGCTTCTTTTCCTTGCGGGGAAATATGGCAGGACTGATATCACAGACCAGCTGAACCCCAAGCCAACTGTCACCAGCAAAACGGTGTGGTGATCAGGCAGTATCCACATACTGCTTTCTTCACCATTCCGGCAACGGTAGTTCAAGATGCCAATGGGAACTGGACGGAGATCTCCGGCACCAGTTCCACCATTGAGCAGATCTGCCGTCTGGAAACACGGACTGGTAGAAATGACGCCTATATCACCGGCGAAGACGGTGTAAAGGTGGAAATGACAGCTGTGATTTATATGCCGGTAAATGCGCCAAAGATCGCTGTAGGTACTTGGGTGGTGGTAAAGGATAAATATGGGGCGATCCTGAGGAGTACTGTGAAACAATATTCCAAAGGCCAACTGAATACCAGGATATGGGTATGAAGTTCACACCGCAGTTCTCCAGCTACGATATCACCGAATTTATTCGGCGGCAGGTATCCGTGGTAGAAAATGCCACACTGGATCAGCTGCAACAAATCGGTGAACAGTTTGTGCGGGACGCCAGATCTACCAGCACCTACAAGGACAGAACCAGGAATCTCCGCGGTTCCATCGGCTACATCATCCTGAAAGATGGTGCTGTGGTCTTTGGAAATTTCGTGGAGCCGAACAGGAAGTCAACCGGCAAGCGGACAACCAAAAAGGCCAAGAAGGAAAGTGTTGAAAATTTCGTCGGAACTGAGCTTGGACGAAAACTGGCCATTGAGATAGGGAAGGAGCATCCTGTTGGGTATGTGCTGGTGGTAGTCGCAGGCATGAGCTACGCCGGATACGTGGAGGCCAAAGGGTATGACGTGTTGACAGGTTCAAGCCTGAGTGCAGAAGCAAACCTGGTTAAGGCAATCAATAAAATTCAAGCCCGTCTGAAAAAGCTATGAAGTCGAATTACGAAATAGTAGACCTGATTTGGACCCGCCTGAATGCCTCTGACGAACTGAAGGGTATGATATCCGGGGGCATTTTCAAACACAAGCGTCCGGACGGCTCAACAGCCCAGGACATTGCGATTGTGCCTTTGGTGAGTGGTAACGAGCAGCTGCAGACCAGTTTCGTTAACGTCAACTTTCATTGCCAGAACCTTGAGGTTACTATCGGTGGCCAGCCAGCTGTTTATCAGCCGGACCATGTCAAACTGAAAGAGGTTACAGAATTCCTTATTCCCCTGCTGGATGATTACTGGACGGATGATTACCATTTTGAAGTCCAGCGACAGACAGATTTCGAAGAGCCAGATATAAAAGAAACTTTTTCCAATATCCGAGTGATCGTGTATTCCATCAACGTTTAAAATTTTTAACTACCATGGGTAAGTATAAAATCGGTCTTACGACCATCAAACTGGGTGCAATCGCCGTTGACGGCGGTATGGGCACTGTTCTCACCGCTGTGGGAGATACCGTTGCCGGTACTGCCCAGATGACCACTGAGGATGATCAGAAAACGGACTTCAACATCGAGGAAAGTGATTCCCCGGTGATGTCGATCGTAACCACACCGGGTGCCATCACGCTGGCCTGGTCCACTTATGCCAACGATGCAACTACCCTGCAGAAGATGTTCGGTGGTACCATCGTTCCGGCAGGATCTGGCGGAGGTGAGACCTGGAAAGCTCCCGATTCCTTCCCTGAGCAGGAACTGTCTCTGGAAGCTACCTGGAAGCAGGGTGGTATTCTGCGTGTTCCCCGCGCTAAAATTGCAGCAAACCTGAATATGTCCTTCAAGAAAGACACTCTTTCTCAGATCGACATCACGGCGACAATCCTGCAACCTACGAAAGCCAATGAGCCGCGTATTTCTATCGAAAACGCCAACTGATATTCAATTTCCTAACTAAATCCAGGGCCCCGTAACAGGGGCTTTTTACTATGCTGAAAGAAACTGCCCAGGCAATACTTGAGACGCCTTACAAGGTGGATATACGCGGGATGCGCGGGCATCCGATATTTTTCTGGCGCCAGGTGCCGTTCGTGAAGACTTTCGAACTGCAGCCCCTCAGTCTGGGTTCGCTGACGAGAATCTCGGAGCTGATCCTGGACATCAACCCGGATTATTTTGCTGCCGGAAAGGCAATGCAGGACCTGACGTATGAACTGGCGCTGAAGCACGGGAGGGCGCTGGCAACCATTGTGGCTGTTGGGTTTACCAACACAAAAGCGAAACCGCGTGAGGAGCTGGTTGATATGATCCTCGAATACGTGACACCTGCCCAGCTGGCAGATATTTTTTCAGTGATTGTAGCAAAAATTGATATCACGGGTTTTATAACTTCTATAGTCTCAATCAGAGGGACGAGCATTCTGACGAGGACGAATCCAGCAGATCAGGGGAGTCAAATAGCCTCTGGGGAACCATCGGAGGAATCATCAAGTACTTCCGGTTCTCCTGGCACGAAGTAGTATGGGAGATGAGTTACGTCAATGTACTCATGCTTTCTGGTACTATTCCGAAGTATGATTTCGGAAGGAAGAAAAAGAAGTCTGGTGAGGACCCCGACGGTCCCGCGGAAGATCCAGATAAAGAGCTCGACGCTGATGAGCTCGCCAAATATTTAGGACTCAAATAAGTAACCATGGCAGATTCTCAACAGACCACCGGCGCCAGCCTTTCCTGGAAGGCCAGTATTGACTACTCGGAAATCCCAAATGACATAGCTGCCATCCAGCGCATGTTTAAAGAGCTGGGAGTCGGTATCGTCAATCCTGATGACATATCCGCACCAATGAAGGAGGCTCAGGCTCAGATCGACCAGGTCATCAAGGATCAAGCTGCTCAGGAATTAAAGTTGCGGGAAGAGGTGGCGCAGCGGGTTGTTTCCATCAATGAGGACGTTGCCAAGAAGCAGATTCAGTTCTATAAAGACCAGAATACCCAGGTTGAAGATCAGATGAAGGCCCTGGTTGCCTACCAGGAAAAGATCAACGCCATCGCTGCAGACTCTGAAAAATTGAAGTCACCTGTAGAAATGCCGGCTTTCTCCGGCGGCGGTGATCTCAACCAAATTTTGTCAGAGTCCAAGAATCTGTTTGCTCAGCTGGACCAGGAAACGGCCGAATATGTTTCACAACTGTTGTCGTTGGAGCTGGCATTGGCCAAGATTCGGCAGAGCCAGCAAGAACTGGATGCTGCCATGGACGGCGGTAAGGTTACTACGGAAGAGTATGCGCAAGCGACGGCCTCGCTGAATGTACAACAAGCCGCTGTAGAACAGAATATTCAGGAAATCGTCCAACGTCAGAAGGATCTGGCGAAGATCAACCAGGCGGAGATCGGTTCCATTGAACAGAAGAAACTTGCCTTGGAATTCCTCCGGAAGGAATACGAGGCGCTTTCCGAGGCTGAACGCAGTGGTGACGCCGGAAAGCAGCTGTCTGATGAAATAGCCACCCTAAATACAGAGATCAAGAACCTTGACCCGACAAAGCTCAAGGAAATGAAGCTTCAGACCATCAGTCTGTCAAAAGAACTGAGTGGTCTGCTTGAAAATATGGCCAAGAACCCTGGATCCTCACAGTTCGATGACTGGAAAGACCGGGCGGTTGAGATTCAGCAGAGCCTGGCCAACGTTCGGCAATCTTTGAAAGATGCTGCTTCAGGTGGCGACCTAAATTCCATTACTCAGAAGACGATCGCACTCCGGAAACTGCGGGAAGAATATAGCAAGCTGAGTGATGTACAGCGCGACAGCCAGCAGGGTGAGGACCTTAAAGACAGGATCCAGTCACTTGCGAAAGAGATCAAGGCCTTGGATCCTGCAAAAATTGAAAAGGCTAAGGAAAATATTCAGACAGCCAGGGCCGAGCTGAGTAAGCTCATGGACCAGATGGCGCGCAATCCTAATTCTCCGCTGTTTGAGTCTTGGAGGGAGCGTGCGACCGAATTGAAGCAGTCCATTGAAGCCGTACGCCATGAAATTGAGCTGACTGCCTCCCAAGCCTCCTGGGTGGATGCCATAAAAGAAGGTGTGAGTGGCGCCGTTGGTGTCTTTGCGTCGCTCACTGGTGCTGTTGCCCTGTTCACCGGTGAGAATGAGGAGGCCGAAAAGGCCATTATGAAGACTCTGGCAGCTATGGAGCTGCTGAACGGCGTGCAGGAGGTGTCAAAAGTACTCGAGAAGGAAAGCAAGCTGAATATCTTTCTGACCAACCTGATGCGAAAGGAATCAGTGGTACTAACTGAGGCGCAAACCGTTGCCGTTGCTACACAGACTGCTGCAACCACAGCCGGTACCGCTGCCCAGACAGCATTGAATACCGCCATGTTGGCAAACCCGGCATTGCTGCTGGTTGCCGCCATCACTGCGCTGATCGGCGCCTATATGGTTTACAGAAAGCGGGTGGAAGAGGCGGAGGAAGCTCAGAAGCGGCAGGCCGAAACCCTGAAAAAGATTGGCAACTCCTACGCTGAGCACACCGCCAAGATTGCCCCTTACCTGGAAGCGCTGAAGAAATCCAACTTGACTGAACACGAACGTCTGGAGATCTATAAAAAGTTGCAGGAGATCGAGCCGAAGATCGTTGAAAACCTCGACGCAAAATCGCTCTCCTACGAAAATCTTAATGTCAATGTTCAGAAATACATCAAGTCGCTGGAGAAGCAGATCCAGCTGGAGGCCAACCAGGAAGCACTTACTGCCGGCATCAAAAAGGTGCTGGATCTTGACCGGCAGATTAAGCAACAGAATGAACTGGTTGAACTGAAGCGGAAAGATTATGAGGCTTCCAAAAAGCTCAGCACCGTCGCAGGCGGCAGCAGCACCGGTGTTACCAATACTGAAGATCGACTTTCGCCACTGATCGCAGCCAAGGAAAAACTTGACGAGCTGACCCAGGAGAAAATCAAGGCTCAACGGGAGAACGAGCACCTGATTGAATCGAATGCCGAGCTGGCCATGTCGCAGATCAATCAGGCGGAAGACTATGGTCGGACTGTTGAACGTATAGACGAAGAGATTGCAGCGCAGAAAAAACTGCAGACTGAGCGGTCAACAACTGCTGAACAGTACCTGCTATACCAGAAGCGTATCAACGAGCTGGAGGCTGAGCGGAAGCGGATTACCGGTGAATCCAAGAAAGATACACGTGATCGTATTCGTGAGGACGATGCCCTGAACGCCATCCTGAAAAAGCGACTGGCCATCCTGGAGGGTATTGCTGGTCTTGAGCGTGATGCTAAGCAGAGCGGCATGATCGAAGAGGCCAGTGAGCTGGATAAGATCAATGAAAAGTACGATAAACAGATCCTTGCGCTGAAAGCTGTAAACAAGGAAATTGATATATACAATCAAAGACATCCTAAAAGCCAAATCAATCCCCTCGGCGCGGCAGAATTGGCAAAACTTGAAGCGGCAAAGAATGTGGAAATTGCCAATTACCTGTACAAACAGGATGCCAAGCAGTACTTAGATTCACTTGACCAAAAGCAAAAGGCATTCGAGGATTTTCAGCAGATCCAACTGGAAGGTAATGATGAACTGACTGCCGTTGCCCGCGAGCATTATCGTGATCAGATCGGAGACTATACGAGTTATTTGGATTTCTTGAGATCAGAATCAGAGGGTGTTGTTAAGAAGATCTCAGATTCCTTGTTGACTGATCCGTCGAAAAATGTGGGCAATGTGACCAAGCTTTTCGGGCTGGCTAAGGCGTACATGGAAGAGATGATACGTGTCAGTAATGTAATTAAACAGAAGCAGATCGATGATTTGGCGGACATGCTGCGCCGGACGGCTACGTACAATATTCGTCGCAAAGAGTTGGAAGTGCGGTACCAGAAAGACGTCGCTGCACTGGAAAACAACCCCTTGATCAAGGACAAAGCGGGCCGCAGGGCTGTACTTGACCGGCAGTTCAAGGATGACCTGGAAGCGCTGAAAATTCACACTGCAGAGGAGTCTGCGGAATACCGGAAACTGAATGATGTTATCGCTGAATATGGCCGCAAAGCTCTGAAGATCCGCATTGCTGATAAAAAGGCATACCTGAAAAAGGTTGCCGAGACTGTAGGAGTTGAAAGTAATTATTACAAGGCTCTGCAGAAGGAAATCAACGATATGGAGTTTGAATTGAAGGCCGATACCTTCGATTCCTTCAAACAGTTTGCAGCCCTTGCAGTTGAACTTACCGAGTCCATCGGCCAGATCAATGATGGTTTCGCACAAACCAGCAACCTCATTTCCGGTGTTCTGGAGTCTGCTGAATTGCTCTCTACAGCTTTTAGCAAGACAGCTGACACCTCCGATAAGATACAGGCAGGTGTCGCGGGCGTGGTGAAGCTGATTGATATTGTTGTTTCCTCAGCCAAACAACGAAAGAAGGCAGAGGAAGATTATTACCGCCAGATCCTGGGCCAGCAAGCGGAATATAACCGGCTGCTGAATGATCAGATCGGCCTCCAATCAGAACTGAACGAATCAGTATTTCTTCCGGATTTTGAAGGGCGACTGCGCGATGGTGTTGAAAAGCTTAACGACGCAAACCAGCGGTACCAAAAAGCGCTGGAAAAACTGTCGGAAGGTCGTGCCAAGTATGATGAGAAGCTGGCGACGGATCTGCAAAACATCGGCCGCGGTATTGGTGCTGGTGCGGCGGCCGGCGCTGTCGTTGGTAGCATCGTGCCGGTAATTGGAACAGCCATTGGCGCGGCTGTTGGTGCCGTAGTCGGCGGCTTGGTAGGTTTCTTTGGCGGCAAAAAGAAGAAGGACGAATTCGGCGCACTGCTGGAAATTTACCCGGATCTGGTTAAAGAAGGCGCCAATGGGTGGGAAGAGCTCAACAAGGAACTTGCGCAAACGCTAATCGATCAGAACCTGGTGGACGAAACGACCAAGCAGCTGCTACAGGACACCATGGATTGGGTGAAGCAAATTGAAGAGGCCCGAGAGCAGATCAAAGGTGTGGTTTCTCAGCTCGCTGGTGATCTGGGCAACAACCTTCGGGATGCATTGGTAACTGCTTTTGAAGATGGCTCCGATGCTGGTGTTGCCATGGCAAACACCGTTGGTAAGTCACTGGAAAACATCCTGTCGCAGCTGATATTCAACCAGGTATTTTCAAAAGCCTTTAAGAAGCTCGAGGATGACATGACTGCATCCTTTGATATCGGCGGAGATGGTTCATTTATTGACGATTTTGGGTCATTTTTCGACCAGGCCAAGGATCTATACTCACAGTTCTACGAAAGCCTGACTGAAGCGCAAAAGGCTGCAGCTGATCAGGGCATCGATGTGTTCAAGCAAATAGATCAGGCGAGCCAGGATAATTCTCTCAAAGGCGCCATCAAGGGGATGACGGAGCAGCAGGCGGAATTGCTCGCTGGGCAGTTCGGAGGCCTTCGGATGACAGCTATAGATCAGCTGAACGTGGCCACCAGCTCCCTTAATGTTCTGGCCGAGATCCGAAACAACACCGCATATATCCAGTTGCAATATTCCGTCACCCAGGAAATGAAGGCCATTTTGAAGGACTTTCAGCTTTCCGGATTAAAAGTGAAATAATCTATGGACACTACACAACTATCAGGGTGGTACCGGATCGACGGGCGCGATCTGTGGACCGTTTATTCCATGTTCGTGGAATCCGGATCCGACGGCTTCCTGAAATATGCTGCCAAAAAGGAAAGCATTACCCATGACTGGCGTGACGAGGATGGCCTGGACGTGGACTTATCTCAGATATTCCTGAAGGATCGTGATATTACCCTGAATGTGGCTATCCTGGCTGAGAGTGAAAGCCGTTTCTGGGAGGTCTATGAGGCGTTCCTGGCACATATGATGCAGCCGGGTCAGCGACGAATTGAGGTGACCGAGTTCGGGGACCGGTCATTTAATGTCTTCTACAAGGAATGCAACAACTTCAAACGGTTCACCAGGATCAAGGACTCCAACCTGATCGGCTGCAAATTTTCTATTGTCTTCACCGAAAACAAACCCAGCATCTCATCCAACGTCTATATCGTGGATGATCAGGGTAGGTACTTGATTACTTAACCCTATTGGAATATGAAAACGATCGATATCTACCGCGGGACGGACTTACTGGCCACCATCAAGCCATCCGATAGCTCCACTCAGAACAAGGCCATCATGGGTGACAATGCCCTGAATCTTGACTTTGAGGATAGTCGGCATATCAGTTTCCAGATAAACGACTGGTGCGAAGTTTTCGGAGAGCGGTACGTGGTGAATGCAAAACCTACCGTAACCAAATCCAGCACCAGGTACTATGATTACAAGGTTCCGATGGTCGCCGAGGGTACGCTGATCTCCCGGGTGCAATTCCTTTTCCTCGGCGATGACAATTCTTTGAAGGAGCCGGATTTCTCCCTGATGGGAAATGCTGACACCTTCATGGATCTGCTGATGCAGAACCTGCATCGGGTGGACAGCAGCTGGGTCCGTGGCCAGGTGCAGCCGACTGCGTACAAAAACATGACATTCTCTGCAGAGAACTGCTACAACGCACTTTCGCGGATAGCGGAGGAGTTCGGTACTGAGTTCTGGCTGGAAGGTAAGACCGTTCACCTAGTGAAGCGGGTGACGGATACTGGTCACACGTTCAAATATGGCCGGGGAAATGGCCTTTACGATCTGACTGGCCAGCCGATCGACCAGAGCAGTGTGATCACCCGCTTATATGCATTCGGGTCTGACAAGAACCTGCCCTCAGATTACAGGAATTTCAGCAGGCGGCTGCGGATGACCGATGGCGAGCTGTACGTGGAACAGAATACCGCCCAGTATGGTGTCATTGAGTTCACCCAGATCTTCGACGACATCTTCCCCCACCGTACTGGAAAGGTTACTGGTGTAAATGCTATCGACCCCTTCCTTTTCACCGATTCGACCATGGATTTTGACATCAATGCCCAGCTGCTACCCGGGATTTCGGCCAAGGTGACATTCAATACCGGCCAGCTGTCTGGCTATACGCTGGAGATTAAATCCTTCAACAACACCACCAAGGAGGTGCGAGTACTGCTGAACAAGGATGAACGTGCCCTGGATATCCCCAACACCAATATCCGGCCAGCCATCGGGGATGAATACGTGTTCGTGGACATCATCATGCCGGACAGTTACATCACTGCGGCTGAAGCTGCATTAAAAGAGGCTGCTGTAAGTATGCTGGATCAGGTTTCCGTTCCCCAGGAAAAGTATACGGTGACGTTCGACCCAACGGTGCTGAGGAGGAAAAATATCATTCCAGCTATTGGCCAGCTCCTGTGGATCACCGATTCCCAATTCGGCCTTGATCGTAAGATCCGGATCACATCTTCCACCAGGAAGGTAGTGGATGAATGGGACATATCTGTTGAGCTGGCTGATACAGTGAATGCCGGCAAGATTGATCTCCTGGTGAACAATGGTAGTAACAACGCTCGGGATATTGTCAGCCTGGAAGATTACCTGAAGAACAACTCCACGCTTAACAACAACATCATTGGGGACGTGAATATCCGGCAAGGGACCGTAAGGCTAGAGGAGTTTCCTACCACCGCAACAATGACTGGATTTTCTGAAGTGGTTGTGGAAAACGCTACCGGCAAGCTTTTCAAGAAGGTCTAATTGTGTAATTAAAGCCGTTATTTCACACACTGTCCAAAGCGCTGCAACCATGCCGGGTAATATTGCCCCATGGCGGAACATATAACAGTTCGGATACCAGAGTTGCCGGCGGTCAGTGATGAACATCCGCTTACGCTCGCCGACACTTTCCCGCTCTGGAGTGCGGATGACAATATCACCCGCCACACAACCCTCAGTAAGCTTCGCGAATTCATTGCGACCGGTGGCGGGCCCACTGCAGCGCCCATTGTCATCGGCAATACTATTTACCATACTGTCACAGTTGGAGAGGCTGGTGACGGTGAGGAGACGATCCTTTCCATTCCTTCGCTTGCGGGTAAAAACTATAAGCTGCGCCGGGATGGAAGCGACATGGAGCCAGGTATTGCTTTTAACAATCTGTCCGCCGGTGGACTGCAGCTGATTCGCCCTTTTGATTACCTGGTGGCAGGGCAGTTATATGTGTTCGACTTGTTCGAACTGGCAGGCGGATCCTCAACACCAGGAAGCGGCAGCGGGTCCTTGTACAAAGGCGTTATTCGGGTTGATACCAACAAATTGATGGCACCAGGCGACATGAATAAGATCATGCAGCTGCGCGGCGGCGCCAGCGCCATTACGCTTACGCTTCCGGACGGCTCGCTGATACCGGCCAACTCCCTCACCATCATTGAGAGCAATATCCTGAACGATAAGCATAACGCTGTTACAACCTCTGGTGGCCAGTACATCTACATGAATGGCGCCAGTTACAACACTATCTATCCAGGAATAGGAGAATCGGTGTGGCTCTATTTTGATGAGGATGGATGGTATATCCTCAATGATTTTGGTGGCATCTATCGCGAGCTGGGCAACATTGTACCGGTATATAAAGCCGGCCCGAACGATCTGGTATTGGATGGTTCACTTGTTTCCCGGGCTGATAATGCCAGGCTGTGGCAGGTTGTTCAGGGATTTGGGTCCTCGCTTGTTTCTGATACTACCTGGAATACTGCAGATGCTCTTGTGGCCGGCAGGACAGTTCAGAAGCCTTACCGTGGCTGCTTCAGTACGGGTGACGGATCTACGACATTTCGCCTTCCTGACTACCGAAACATGACTTTGCGGGGTCTTAAATCGCTGATTGGTGGTGATACCGAACGCTTCCTCAACAGGCCAGGCGGCTACCAGCGACATGAATTCGAATCCCATGATCATGATGTGCAGCCGCCGAATTCAAATAGTGACAGCGGATCAGGAAAAACTGCAACCGGTAATGACTCTCCGGAAGGATCTATCGCTCCATACAGCACTTCAGCTGTCGGTGGGGCGGAAACCAGAATGGATAATATCGGGGTAATCTGGGTGATTAAACGATAACGGTTATGAAGAACTTTTCAATATTATTTCTCTTTTTGCTGGCGAAACTTGGCGCCCTTGGGCAGAATACCAAGAGCGGAATCTTCTATACGCCCGTCCCCACACCGATGAAATACGATCGGCTGTGGATAGGGAAGGAGCTTTCGCTGTCCGACACAACCGCTCTGGGTGCCCAGGATTACACCAGGATCGCCAATCACAATGGTGACCTGTATCTGTCCTATCATGATCTCGACTGCGATTGCGCGAAGTGGAGGAAATATTCAAGTGGAGTAGGATCTGCAGATACAACTTATATTATTCCTGGTCCAAGTGGAGGAGGTTTTTATCAGTTGGTACGCCAGATAGATTCGACCACCATCCAGGTTAAGAGTTTGGGAACCGATCTGCCTACGGGCTACATCACTGAAACAGATTCAAGTCTCTTGCTCCAGATAAGGAAATGGGTGTTGGATAGCGTATCCAGCTTCACAACTCCAACGATATACACCGGCAACGGTGTATTGAATGGCAATCGTACAGTTGACGCATCATCATACACACTTACTGTCTCATCCAGTGTTACGGGGTTTGTTCCGGTTATGGATGTTGCATCAACAGGCACCCGAACCGCATTGCGCGGATCTTCATCAGGCACTGGAGCTGGAGTCAATGGGGTGTCTTCAACAGGAATCGGGGTGAATGGAACGTCGAGTTCAAACGGTATCGGTGTATATGGGTTGTCATCAACCGGCACCGGTGTTGCTGGACAAACGTCTCAGGCGGGTACGGGTTCAGCTATTGCCGGGACATTTACTGCCAGCAACCCCGGATCAGGAAGCAGTGTTTATAGGGTCGTATCTTTCATTGCCTCGCCAGGTACGGCCGGGGATGGATTAGGGCTGCAGCTTGATTTCACGGGTAAGAACTACGGGGCCTCCTCTGGTTCGTTCATAATGAACAAGATTAAATCCGAATGGCTGTCTGCGAACAATGCAACCCGCACAAGTAAGTTCACGATTACCGGCGTTTCCAACGGTACTGAAACCGACTGGCTTACATTGATTCCCTCATATGGTCTTTTGCATGGAGATACAATTTCCACTCGTGCATATGCTCGCAATGCTGCTTTGTCTGTTGTCGATGCAACAAATGTCGCTGATGGTAACTACGTAGTCACTTCTAACGATCGTTTCTTGTTACTGGGCGATATCACCGCCGACCGCACCGTGACGGTCCCGGATGGGACTGTAGTCAACCAACGACTGGAAGTCGACTGCACTAATACCACAGGCTTTTCCTGGCTGATTTCCGGCAATGTGGTCTATTATGACGGTACCGCAATTCCGTCATTTTCGCCTGCGTATTACCGATTTTACTGGAACGGAACTAAATGGAAGCAGATCCAATGAGGTATTTGCTGACCATATTATCCGTTTTGATTGCCTGTGTTTCGCACGGGCAATTGATGTTTTCATGCAGCTTCGAGATGACACCTTTCAACAAGTACCAGGAATCTCCGGAGAAGAAATTTCCAGTTGAGCAGGCTGTTGGATATACTGACCGGGTTCGAGCGGATAACGCTTATGTTGTTACTGGCGCAAAGTCGGCCAGGTTCGAACTGAATACAACGGATCCCCAGTCCAATGTTGGAAATCACCGGTCAGAAATTGTTCCATATGAAAATGCTGCCGGCGTCTGGTATGAATGGACGTCTACTTTGGATCCAAATAACTGGGCTGATGACGCACAGGAGGAAGTAATTGCCCAATGGCATGAGCGGTCAGCCAGCTGCTCGGCATCTCCCATGCTTTCCCTGGAGACTAAGTTTTACCAGGGTGCACAGCAGTTCCGGATCATGACCAGGTATAGTGACGCTGATTATTGTGCAAATAACGGCGCTGCGAGAAAAGAACGTGCACCCGTTTACATTGGACAAATCACCAAGGGAGTACTGATTCGCTGGATTGTATACTACAAAGTTGGATTTGCGGGTGATGGTGAGATTCAGATATGGCGTGATCATGTCCCGGGCGAGGCAAATCCGCTCAAAATGGTTTCGGTTTATCACCTTGAGAATGCCACAACGGCTTACCAGGGCATGAACGCGGCGACATACTGGAAACTTGGTATATACAAATGGGTATGGGACCGGCCCAGCTATGGAGGATCCACATCGACCAAGCGTGTACAGTGGATCGATGACCTGAAAGTATACGGTGCAGCTACCACCAAAGAGGAGCTGATGCCCTCCGGATCTGGGAATCTTTACCCGATAGCGAACGTAGGGTCACCAGCAACAGTCGCCGGCGGCACGAGCATCTTCGCTCGTACAGTGAGTGACAGTGATCCAGACGGATCTGTCGTATACCGGAAATGGACACGCATTTCGGGTCCCAATACTCCACTGCTCTCCAGCGGCAGCACCTCACAAACGCTTTCACTTGAGAACCTGGTACCGGGAGATTACCTGTATAGATATACGGTTGTAGATAATGCTGGCGATACAACATTTGCCACGCTCCCCATTAATGTTGGATCCTCCGGAAATGCAGCTCCTGCCGTTACCGTTACTCCATTGCCGGGTGCTATTAAGAATACCAACGGCCAGCTTTTGCTTCAAAGTGATGGTGGTACTGATAGCGACGGTACGATCCAAAACATACTGTGGGAAAAGATCTCCGGCGAACCCGTAAACATTATTTCTCCTGGATCTGCCAGTACTCAGGTTTCGCTACTCAAGCCAGGCTACTACGTGTTCCAAGTCACTGTGACCGATGACAAGGGAGCTGTCGCCAGCCGACAGGTAAGCCTCCGAATAACTGACAATTCAGCCATCAAAATCTCTGGCAGGGGAGTATTCAAAATGCTATAAAAAACTTTTATATGAAAAAACTAATCGTTGATTTCAGTGGAACAATCCAGAAAGCAAGCAAATACGGTGTGCTGGGCGAAGTCCAGGTTAATTCACCTTATGGCGTACAAAATGCAGTACTGCCAGGCACGAGTATCAAGGCAATCCGGTTCGAAACCCGTTCGACCGATACGGCGATTTATGGTGGTGTGCGCTCGGAGATCGTTGTAAATGCACCAGTGAAGGACGCTACGGCCTTCAATCCCTGGTTTGCCTTCAAGTTCTACATCCCGTCAGCTGAGTGGGACGGCGGAACAAAGGAATGCATTTTCCCCTTCCAATTTCATGACAAGAGCCTGGCTGACGGTGGCGAGAAAGCGTCACCGAATTTCGCTTTGGAGATCCTGAACAAGAGGTTTCGTGTGGCTACCAGGTGGAGCACTGCAGATTACAACACAGCCAGCAACCGGAAAGAAAAGTGGACAGATATCGGTCCTGCTCCGATGGACCAGGTCGTTGACCTCGTTGGTTACTATTTACCCCGGACTGATGGAACAGGAGTTCAAAAATTGTGGTTTAATGGCAAAGAGGTCTTTAACCTGGTTGGAGCAAATGCATTTGTCGGCAGCTACTACGACTACCTCAAAGTGGGCAACTACAACTGGAACAGGGTGCTCAAATGCGTCGGTTTTATCGGAGGTCCGCTGATTGTCGGTGATTCGGCGGAGACTTACGAAAGCATGTATGCTGCGCTTCAGCCGGCAAGTCCGCAACCGGTTCCCAATAAGGCGCCTGTCGTTACTCTAACCGACCAAAACGTGGTTACTACGTTCGCCACTTTATCCGCTTCTGTAGTTGATCCGGATGGTAAGATCGTTTCCACACAATGGCGTCAGGTGTCCGGCCCAAACGTCGCCCTTATCGGATCCCTTCAGTCGGCCGTAACCGGTATTTCCGGCCTCGTTACCGGTCAGTACGTGTTCGAATGTACTGCGACTGATGACAAAGGCGCTCAGACTGCTGGCAAATGCACAGTTGATGTTGATATACCCGTCCCCGCGAAAAAGGTGGTGTTTGAAGGAAGAATGTTTGACGACGGTACCTGGGAGAAACTGTAAACAACCAATAGATCCTTAACCCGTATCGCCTAAAAATGATACACATGCCAAATAAAACCATGCACTACGGAGATAGCGCAATTGCATACTGGACCGGATTTTTCAGTGCCGGCAGCACAGGAGTATTGCTTCTGAAAGTTGATTGGGCATTTCTGCCCATTGAGATCGGCGTTAAGATATTCATTGCTATTGTAATTGCCTTTCTGGGTGGGATTGCTGGCGTGGCAGGTAAGGATATCTATAATTCCCGGCTGAAAAAATATATCGTAAAAGAAGACAAAACCAAAAAGGAAGAATAATGGGTCAAACGACAATCAAAACGACGAATGTCAATAAGCCTGCACCGCGCTGGTGGAGGAAGTTGGAAAGGGCAATGTTGATTGCCTTCATCCCCGCGGCAGTTACGATTATCCAGGGTGTCAAGTTCAAAGACGAGCTGCAGGCTACCAAGCTTGTTTTGTTCCTAAATGTCGGCGTAGTGGCATTAATAAAGGGAACAGGAATGATTCTGGCCAATGGGGAAGAATACACCAGCACGGAAAAGCCTGATCAATGAGCACCAGTAAAACCATTCTGGGTATGCTGTTCCTTGCCCTGTTGATCATCCTGGCATTGAAGGACTGGTCGTGCAATGAACCAGCCGAACCTTCAGTGAATATCGACAGTATCGCGGCTACTCATGAAGCTATTCTTGCGGTAAAGGACAATCGTATTGCGGTACTTGACAGCCAGATCAGCGAGGCGAAACATCAGCTGCGGTCAGACAGCACATTGATCGTAAAGGCAAACGCACTGATCAAACCCCTCAACCAGAAAGTGCGTGACCTGGTAGCCGCCAATGAGCGGCTGAAAGCTGCAGGCGACATTCCAGGCCGTCTCGACAACTGTGATTCGCTTGCCGACTATAGCTTGCGCTTTGCCATCCAGGAGGATAGCCTGCGTGCTTTGAATGAAGCATATCAGCAGCTGGGCAGTGATCTCGGCGTCATCTATGGCGCTGCGATCGATGCAGCCAATGATAAGGCCCTGGCTGAAACGAGGCAAAGGCAGTATCTGGAATCGCTGTTGCGGGCGACCCCCGCGCCGGTTCGCGAATCCCCCATTTCCCTGGGCCTGCATGCTGGGTATGGCGTGTCTGCCGGCGGCATGTCGCCGGTGATCAGTGTCGGAATCAATTATCGCTTAATCAAATTCAAACGGAAATGATATTAAAATTCATCTTTCACACCTGGACAGGTGGTGTCGTACTCGGTGCTTGGATCGCGGGCTTTATTCTCGCTTCTGAGCGGTACACAATCTTCACAGCAAAGGGTAAATACCCTGACAAAGTTATCGGCGACTGGCTCGCTGCCATCTTCTGGCCGTTGCCGACGCTATGGCGATGGGCTGAGGCTGGAATAAGGTGGTTCAAATCTCGCAAGAAGTAAAATCAACCTATATGACAGTAAAAGCAAAGTTCCGCTGTAACAACATTGTTGACTCAAATTTCGGTACCGCTACTGACGGTAGTATCTTTGGAAACCGAAAAGTGCAGTTCTCTCCCGTGTATGGCAATTCCGGTGAAAATGCTTCGTTCGCGAAAGCAACACCCAATGGCAATCTCGAACTGCAGATTGACAAATCCACACCAGCCTATGACTTCTTCAAGCCAGGCAAGGAATATTACCTAACAATCGAAGAGGCGACTGCCTGATATAAGTCAGCTTTAATGTAATTACAGACGTTCTTTCACACAAATAGCCACCCGCAGCGGTGGCTATTTTTATCATTGCCGCATGGGAAACGTTCCATCATCGCGGCCACAACTCACAAAAGAAGCAGCGCTTGAAAAGGTGGCTGCTTTTTCTGTTCCTGAAAAAGTTATTCTGCTTGGAATTCGCGGGTATTACCGTGATACAATGGGGGAGAAGGGAAAAAACGACCGTGGGATCTATGATGATGCCATTTTCGTAATTGCCCCCGACTATTTTGCCTCCTTCAATGCTAATACAGACCCCACCGTTAAGCGGAATGGGGTCTCTGTGTTGAAACCAGGCCTGCATTACTACAAGAAAGGTCGCCACCGGATCAGCCGACCACCATCCTATCCAGCATTTCGCCCAGACACACCAGGGGAGCTGCTGCCTGTGACCCGTGATGACATTGGCGACAGCATGGGCATCGCTATCAACATTCATAAAGGCGGGTACAATAGCACCAGTTCAGAAGGTTGCCAAACGATTTATCCTTCACAGTGGGAAGCTTTTCAGACTAAGGTGTACCAATTAATGGATGAGGCAGGCCAAACACGAATTCCGTACATCTTAATCGAACAAGCATGATAACAGGAAGTAGCACAATCAGCAGTGCGGACATTTTTTTAGGTACAGGATATGAAGATCTCCAGCTCGATACCGGCATTGACCTATCTGGTGCGAATAATCCACAGGTCCATTACAAGAAGCCTAGTGGCGAAACAGGTGTTTGGCCTGCTACTATTGAGGGAAGCACCCTATTCTACAATATAGCATCCGGAGACCTGAATGAATCTGGCACTTGGAGTTTACAAGCCGCAGCTGCGATCGCGGGCGAGCCAGCCAAAGGGAAAATTGTTGACATGGAAGTACTGGTGCCGCTAATCATTGGTGATCTCCCGGCGACAGGCACCCCAGGCACTGAATTCACGCTTATGCAGGACGGGGCGATTCCTCTAATCACCGACAGGTTGCTCTCTGTGGTTTTGTTGTTTCCGGAGGAAGAAGCCAGTGCACTGCAGGCAGTGGTTGGCTCAGTTGAAATTCGTCCCGCAATACCGGCCTACCCAGATAATCGTGGTAACGCATTTAACCCACTGATTTTTACCACAGAAGGTGATCAGATGACTATTACTGGAATCACTTCAACAACCAAAGTCAAACTTTTCTATGCGTAATATTTTTTTTCTTGCAACCTTGTTTGCTGCGACCGTTGTTTATGGTCAATCAGACTTTATCCAAGCTCGCAAAGGCTTGTTCCTGGAAAGCCTACGCCCGCCATTGGATACCGCCAGGGCTCCGATATTCTTGGGCGAAATTCGTGTGAGCTCCACCAGTAATGAAATGTACAAGGCGATCTCTTTGTCCGGCGCCCACAAATGGAATGTCATTGCAGGTACTGGTGGTGGTGGTGCAGGTGCGTGGGGAGCTATTACCGGAACACTGTCGGATCAAACTGATCTTCAAAGCGCCTTAAATGGCAAACAGTCCAGTCTCGTTAGCGGTACCAATATTAAGACAGTGAACGGAAATTCATTGGTTGGTTCAGGTGATGTTGCAGTAGGATCTACCAATAGTAATGTGGGATCCGGTTACAGGCTGGCAGTGCAAAACACAAATAATATCAAATCTTTGACACCTGGCCAGTTTGTGAAAATTGACAGCACGTCCTCGACGAATACATTGGGCATTGACTCCACAACCTTTCCGTTTTTTATCCCTACGGTTCCTGATATTCCAACCCTGGAATCAAAAGGGATTTCAGATAACAACCAATTTATCCTGAAGGATGTCGGTATTTTCGAGTATAGAGCCAGTGGAACTCCCGACGGTAGCAGCTCGTTTGCTGCCAATGGTGGCGGTATCTGGCTCCTGGTCACCAACAACGTCGGCCCCTCTACGTTTTCAGACCTGGCTCAGCTCGCTGGAACCATCACTGACAACAATAAATGGGTGAAGTTCGGTACAGCCATCATTCGATTCAGTACCGTTACGAATAACGACGGTACGCAGGTCTATCGAAAGCAGGGGCAATCCTTCACCTGGACAACAGTTGATCAGCCATGGAATAATAATGATACGCACCGAAAGCTCTTCACGGATACAGCTATTTCAAGCGGCGCCTCCGGCATCCAGGTGAATTTTGCCAATACCAGGGCGGTGATCTACGGATCAATCAACATGGATGAATCATTGGCACAGTTTGGTATGGTAGGCGGTGGAACGATTGCCAACGCCAATGCTGATTTCCGGGTATTCAAGCAAGAAAACCATACCTATCAGTTTACAGATGCACAGATTACATCCCTTAATGCAGGTACAGAAATTACGTTGAGTAAGCGAAACAGTAGTACCAATGCGTATATATACACAGGCACATGGGATGACACGAAGCTAAAATATGATGCAAGCACTGGCCTGTTTACGCTCAGATCATTTGGCGTCAACTCCTGGACAAGGGATGCATCTTCTATGTCGCCAATTATCGAATGGGCAGGCGCTGACAGTATGTATTGGGCACGCCCGGTAATCGAGACAAGGGATATGACCGAATCTTCAGGAACGGTCAACTGGCCATTAAGTACCGCCTGGCAAAAGAAATTCTACCTGGTGAACCACCTTGGTCAGATCAGAACAACCGCGTTGCGATCAACCGATAATCTTAACATCATTCAGAATGGAGTTTGGGAGCATGTCCCTCATGCTGCAGCTGATGGCCGTGCGGCGGCTGATTTCCAGAAGAACATTTTTGTTTCTTCCGGCGGTACGCTTCGTAATTACTGGTGCTTGTTCATTATGGAGATCTGGGCCGACACCTATAACGTGACAGGATCTTCAGATATCATGGTTCACTGGCAACAATTCCGAAATGGCTCGGGTATCGCAACAAGTTACCGTCTGCAGGAAGCAACCCTTGCAAACTATTCTGATGCTGTGGACATCTATACCGGTTCGGCCTTGCAGTTCCGGGATTCCAGCCCTCAGAAATATTACCGGCTATACGCCACTGTCGGAGGCGTCGAATCGTTGGTCACTTCATTTAACCGCAAACTCCCAGCAAGATGAGAACGCTCATTCTGTTGTTGATATCCTGCTCATTCCTGGCCGCTCAGCGGCCGGGGATGCCTGTTATTACCCCTGAGATGTTCGGGGCTAAAGGGGATGGTCGGGCCGATGATACACGGCCACTGCAGCTTGCAATCGATTCAGCGGTGAAAGTCAGCGGCACACTTTATGTTCCAAACAAATATCGAATAACCAATAGTTGTTTAGCGGCAGCATGGAATGGCAAAGAATATGGCACATTCACTTTTAAAATGATTGGGGATGCTACCTGGTGGGATGTCAATAACAGATCTGTAATCATCGCTGACTTTAAAGATGGTTTTGCCCTGGGCATTCAGCGGGGAAAAGGATGTGTTGTGCAGGGAATCAACTTCCAGGGAAAGTATGTGGCTCCGAAAAGCAGCTACCTTGAAATGGTCCTGGGCGCCGTTCCGTCTGATACCACCTGCCTGGATACCCGGTATGCCGTATACTGCGCGGTGGCCGTGGATCCGGTGGGCCCTAAAAAGCCTTCTACCGGTGGCTATCCTCGCTGTGAAAGTTTGTACCGCGGCAACACCTCAGGATCCACCGGCATCACTATTGACAATTGTACAGCCAATGGATTTACCGTGCCATTCATAACATCCCCAAACGGACAGACACAAAATGCTGAACAGCTCACCTTTTCCAATATCCGCATAGGCGACGGTAAATTTGGCTTTGTTGGCTGCCAGGCACAGGAACGGACCAACTTAATTTCGAACGTCGGCGCATGGGGCACGCTGCACACTCTGTTCCATTTCGGTTCCTATGGAGCTGGCCAGGCAGGGCAGTGGATGGTGGATCGCGCCAACATTGCAGGTAATGTGTTTCAGATCGTGTCCAGGAACAGCAGTGGGTTTTACCCCCTCACTATGACCCGAATTGCAGCAGAATCGATCGTGCGTATCGGCAGCTGGTACAGCGGGGTTGGTGATGTGCTTGACCTTTCGAACATTCACCTGAAATACATCGACCAGATCGGCTTTATACCCCCATATCACCTGAAGGGTGAGGGGCTGACCATTCGGAATAGCAACATACGATATTACGGGTTATCACTGCCAGTGATCGTTGACGGCAAAGTCAATTGGGAAGGCAAGTGGACGCGGGCAGCCGTAAAGCCTGATAGTACCTATTCTTTTGACCGGGTAGGAGCGTTTACAGAAGTGCAGCCCGGGCAATTCGTTGACTATGGCGATCAGGGTTCCTGGAATTCAAAGGGATTCGGGTACCATGACGGCAAGAAGCTTTACACCACGCCCGGAGTTACTGGCAACTACCGGTTGAACAAATTGAAATAACACTTTTTCTCATAAGCAGTTAGTTTTGGTACGGCCCCTGTTTCTACAGGGGCTTTTTTTGTGCTATTTGATAGTTGATATTCATATTATTATGTATATGTGACCCTGTAAAGTGTCGGTTAACAAACCTTTGGCGTACTATTTCGGTTAAAATATCGTCTTTAGAACTAGGAAATGAAGTTTGAAAACAATATGTTTGGCTTGGAATGGGTTAATAAGGCAATGTTCTTTATGAAAAACCGCGTATTGAACCACCTTATTCAAAAGTCAACTATGCATGTCAGAATTAGCGACAAAGGCCGCCAATTGATCAACAACAGAAATCTCGCTTACAAAGTTGTTGAGACTGTTATTAATCAGAAAGCCCAGTTAGATGAAGGCAAAGCTGTAAAGGTTGATGACACCAACACTACTGTCCAGCTCGTAACCACAATCAAAGAAGCTCCGGCTGCCTCTAAAGACAAGAAGTAGTATTAATGAACTTCGTACTGAGTTCCCTTGTCTTGGTAATTCTTCTATTACCAGGATCGGTGGTTATTAAAGGATATTACACATCTTTTGAGGAAAAAAAGTCAAACATTCATATCCCCTTTAGCGATTTGCTTTGGCGGGGTCTGATCTTTTCACTTATCATCCACTCAATCGGAATTTGTGTGCTCAATCTTTTGGGAAGGCACACTGATTTCAGGATGTTCTATTGGATAATTTCGGCCAAAGACATCGACTTTGTTGAGAATGACTTCAACAAAGTGTTTTTGCAATTCATGTTCTATATCCTCAGTGTATGCCTGTTGACATTGTATGTTACAAAAAGGGCAAAAGAGTACATTCAGGACAGGAATTGGGATATCGATTATTACTCTCTCCGAAATACAAATTATTGGTATCATATTCTCAGTGCTCGTTATTTGAACGGTAGAGGTGTGCAGGGCTCACTGGGCGAAACCGACATTATTGTAGTTGATGTGCTTACTGACAAGCAGGTTTTATACACCGGTATTCTCTTAGATTTCAATTATTCTCCTCAAAAGGATGAGCTGGAAAACATAATTCTAGGGACCGTTTTAAAGCGAAATTGGGCCAAATCTGCTGATGATGATCGTATTGACAAAGACGAACATTCAACTGGCAAACCTTCAAAAATTCCAGGAGACGTTTTTGTAATACCAGCTAAGCAGATCCTCAACTTGAACATCCACTACTTGAAATTGGGATCAGAGATTTCCGTGGGGCCGAGCTCCACATTAACTAAGCAGGAAGGTCCAAAAATTTCACAAGGGCCGCTTGCAAAGGGTTAATCTAATTCGTACGTTGTATTTTTCATAGGATAAGGTTTAAATGGCCCGGCAGTTCTCTGCAGAGCTCTTTCTTTTTTACGGGAACCAGTAAAATTGTTTCTGACCCGCCAAGTACCTTCATTGCCTATAGCATTGTTTTAGTTTTTCGCCCCTGTATCTTCCCAGCAGGGGCGTTTTCTTAAAATAGTTGTCAAAATATTTTGACATATCAAACCCGCTTTGTATCTTTGATCTATCATTAACAAAAACGGTGATCCTGAACACCGCCACAAAAAAAGCAGATGAAATAAGATGGCTACAATCACTTTTCTTTCCGCCGAAAAATCCCTGAAAGTAAACGCTGACAAGCTGGTAGGTGTGTCTACCCAGTCCCTTTACATTCGTAAAGGTCACCTGAGCGGCGCATTGTTCGTAAGTCAAAAGAGAACTGGTGGCGAAGGCGCTGGCGATATCTGCCGGTTGGTTGATGGCGAGATTGTAACGGTAGGCGCCAACCTTTTTGCTAGGCTGATGATTTACGCCGACAAAGCTGGCGCTGTGATCAACTAA